CCTCATCTGTTAGTGTCTTTAGTTCTTTACCCACTTCAACACCACCAGCGTGTGCTAGTGCTTCGTACTTGCTTCGGTCTTCTACCATAAGCTCGTTGTGTTCCTGTTCGACAATTAAACAGGTTTTTAACTCCTCTATTTCAGCTTGTTGCTGGCGTACAAAGTCTGCATATTGCTGAAATGGTTTGCCTTTTCCATCGCCCTGTATCCAATAAATGTTTTCCAATTCATCAGCTATTTGTTTTGCATTCATTTCTCTTGTGCCTTTCTTAGTATTGCACTTTTAATCTCTTGCTCAAACATATAAGCCAGCTTTGCATTTAATAATTCTATTTCAGCTTTTTGCTGACGCACTACGGTATGCAAGTCTTCCATCATCTCTTTGCCAATACGGTTTACATACTCGTCACCTTCACGCACCCAACGCAAGATGTATTGGTCACTAAAATGCACTTCATCGTATGCTTTCCATGCTACTGGTTCATTGTTCATGATAGTTTCTCTAGTATAGCTATCTCACGCTTTAGATACCACTCAGCTTTCTTTAAGTCTTCAATCTTTCTACCTTTGTAGTGTGCCCTAGAAACATATTTGACGACATTACCTAAGTTATAACCTAAGTTTTTCGCTTCGATAAAGTCTATGGTTTCAATTCCACCAGTAGTGTAGTGTGCTGGACTGTTTACATTGTCAGCTTGCTTTGCCATCTTTACTTCTCCTTTTAGGTTTTACTGCGGTTATGCCCATGTCGGGCGGTTTTCTTGCTTCAACGATCATATCTGCTATTTCCCATATTGCTTTTGGGTTTATTTCACCTTTCATGGCAAAACCAACAGTTAGCATCATCGCAAAACAATCTCGTAAATCATTCTCATTCATTGGTTAGTTCTCGATTCTTTTTGAACAAGTAGTCGTTGCGATACTCTGATGGCGGGACAAATCCATGTCGTCTAAAAGTCTTCATAACATCAGCGCCTTTAGTCCAAACAAACTTAGAACCTTTATCGGTTAGCTTTGGTTTCTCAGGTTCTTTTACTACTGGTTCTACTACTTGATACCTGCGTGGATATAATCTCATTTCACTTCTCCTTTATTTAAAATACAACTCCATGTAAGGCATAACTGTATTCTCATTTACGACAATAGCAGTTCCGCCGTTATCTTCAAGCCAGTTCATGTTGTCAGTTTGCAACGCAGTCGGTTGGTTATCTCCAGCTTTACACTCTATACCAAAAAACTTTCCTTTATGACACACTAGGAAATCAGGCGCACCGCTACTACCATAACCGCCTGTCGCTGGCATCACATAGTATATGTTTTGCTCTTTGAGTATCTTCTTAACCTTATCCTTCACTTTCCCTTCGGGGGTTTGTGCCATCACGCTTCTCCTTTTAGTTTCATTAACGACGAATAAGGTAACACTACAATAAAATAACTGTCGCTTGCTCGCCACCCTATCTCTTGCAACTCTGAATCTCTTACTGTTTCCATCAACGCTAACGGGGTTAATTGCTCGTCTCGTTCTATAATTCCATGCCTTGACAGTATCATAGCCATCTTGGTTTTGACTTCATCGGGTAATGTATGTTCATCAAATTCCCGAGTAAATCCATCAGCCACATACATCGTGTATTTATTTCCTACCTTACGCAAAGGCACACGATACAAGTCCCAGTTATATTGATGCACGATTGGGCTTAGTTTGTCGAGCATGGGACAAGAATCCAAGCAAGGTCAAAGTAATCAATACCACGCACCGCACAGTAGGCAATATCAAGGTCTGCCATATATTGATTAGATACTGGCACATAGTTTGAATGTAGCTTGCCTGTCTCGCCTGTCGTAAATCTATCTTGGAAAATTGTTTTTTGCATTAGCATAATTGGTTGTAATTCCTCATGCTCTGATAAATCCTTTACACGCTTGAATGGATTGATAATTTCATACTTACTAGAGTCAATACGCTTTAGAGTGCCGATGACTAAATGACCTAGCTTGTCTGCGCCTACCGCATGAAAGCCACCGCCAAAAAATCTTTCAACATCCTTAGCTCTTTCATCTTTGATTCTATCTATCTTATCGTATTTGTCAAGAAGTTCTTTACATTTATTTATATCTAGGTTACTAGTATTTACACCTATGATGGCTTTACGCAACAACGCATGAAGTTCATCGGGTTCTAACTCGACACGCTTATAAGTATTACCATGATGAGATTCTAGACTGTTGACTGCGTTCTCAAAAGAATCTTGATGCCGACTCTTTAACATTCCACCCAATGATGGAACAACATCTTGCCGTTTTAATGTAGCCATCAATGTAGAAAGTTTCTTGCTATGGATTGTTTCTCTATCTGCATTGTCCGACCCTCTGTCCTTTCGGTAGAATGGTGTGCGAAAGTTATAGATAATGTTTCCATCTTCCTTGTATGTCCACACACGACCAGCAACAAAAGCACCAGTCGATTCGGTTAAATAAAACTCTACATTATCCGCACCCCAGTTTTGAAGTGGTCTAGAGTCAATCACCTTGAGTCCATACTTGAAGTTCAGTTCTTGTATTAGTTTCTTACATGGTGACGCATCTATTTTTGAAGCCAGTTCTTCGGTCTTAAAACCATCTACGATATAGCTCATTTACTTCTCCTTAGTATTGTTCAACTTCGTTACCATTAACATACACTTCAACACCCCACTCGCTAGGTGCGTAATACTGATAGGGGGTATACTCTGTTAGTTTCATACATTGTGGATTTTTACGATACAACTCTTTGTTGAGTCTGCGCTTGACATTGTCAAATAAATTCTGCAACTCTAAGTCTTCCATGCGATAGCTTGCTTGTTGTTTTACATGCTCTCGCACACGACGATACATACTCTGTATATCATCAGCAAGAACGAACGCACAACACGCATCCAACGGCGCAGTATCTTTGTTATCTTCAAAGAACTTGTATAGGTTTCTCCTTACATCAGAATCTAAACACCACGAGTCAAATTTTGCATTAACTTGTTCAGCAACATCGGCGACAGTATCCATAAAGTTTTTATATTCCATCGCTTTGAACATAACCTCATTGACCTTGTAGAAATCATCGTATCCGCTAAGAAACTCTTTAGCATCTTTACGACTGACTCGCTTACCAACAACTTTGTATTCGCTACCTTCTGCTGGCATCATGGTGTTGCAGTTTAATCGCATACCTTTAAAGATCGGATGAAAAAGACTACCTCTTTCGCCATATACCATTCCACCATGTCGTGAACTCCTAGAAAAGTAACCACGACTCCACATACTCATGATCTGATTATCTCCTTGCCCATAGTAAGGCGCAGTAAACTCAAAGGTATTGTCGGAACGCACTATGCCCAACTCTCTAGGCACAGGTGAGTAGGTTACATACTTTTTAGTTTCGTCTTCTTCCCATTGTCTGTGATGAATCCTAGATGGGTTTGCTTCATACTCTGCTTTCGTATGGTAATGCTCGTTGTGTCTAAAGCCGTAGGTAATCACATACACTTGCTCGCCGTTGCGTTCTTCAACATAGAAACACTTTGTATTGTGAGTTCTCTTGTCGATAGGAAAACGATTTGTAGTCCCACGATAAGGCTTTACTGTCTTACTGATGTTAGTAAGTCTATCCCATTCTAATGCTTTCATTTCACTTCTCCTTGTTTAAAATGTTCATCAATTTCTTCTACTACTTTTCGCCACATATCTATCATGAGTTCATCGCCCTCATAGGCAGACATTCTTTCTACTGCACATGTATACGCTCCTTTCCCATAATGTTTTATTAGTTCATTTACTAAGTCGTTTCTGATTCTAGCTAGTCCGCCGTCACCCATTAGTTATCTCCGAACATAACCTTTTTACCGACAGGCACATCAAGGTTTCGATTCTGAGTAATCATCCACAGGGTAGGTGGAACGATATTCCATTCAATGTCATGTTCAACATAGCCGTCGGTAAACACGATGACTGCTTCTGCGCTAAGTTTCTTCTCATTGATGTATTTGCTTACGCACGATACCCTAGTGCCACCACCGCCTAATGGTTTTAATAGCGATGCGATGTTCTGATATTGGTCAGGTTTGAATACTTGCTCACCATGCACATCAGCATCCCACCATATAATTCTTACCACATCAGGCGACGCTAGGTCACAGATTGAAGCCAGTTCTGTCGCAAACTCTGTAAGTTCTTTGCCACCAATCGACCCCGATGTATCAATAGCTACGATGACCTCGCCGATAGTTTCATTCTCCATGCTTGGCATATAGATGTCATTAGCCATGTGTCGCTTGTTCATGCGTCGCCAAGTAAATTCATCTTTGCCTTTCATGCTCGATGCTACAAAGTCACGCAACGCTTCCCGCCAGTCAATCTTGGGTTCAAGTAGTTCACCGATTGCTCGTGGCATCTTACCGCCCATGCGACCAGCCAACATACCACCTTCACGCAACGCTCTGTCTATCTTGTCACCCAAGTCTTTGCGTTCTTCGTCTGATAGTCCTTCGATATAGCTTTCCCAATCATGCTCATCGAATCCGCTACCGCCCATGTCATACTCTTTGCCGTTAGCTTTGATCTTGTTATCACCACCGCTACCTTGCGTTCCACTCTCTGATGGACTGTTAGATTCATCTGATGAGCCACCTGATTGTTTTTGTCGTTGAGGATTCTCTTTACGGATATAGTTATATATCTCACGCATATTCCAGTTATGAAAGAAAGGGTCATACAACGCACCTTCGGGCAAGGTCACGATAGATTCATTTCCACCGCTTACTGTTCCTTTGATGTTAGCGATAATGTCATTGACTACAAAATCCGCCGCCATGTTTGCAATCTTAGAATCTTCCTTGAACATATCCTTACCACGAGGGATTTGCTTTAATGCCACATGAAGATTCTCATGCAACACTAAGCCACGCAACTTAGATTCACTACTGATTGTCTCGAGGAATGGCTTAGAGTATCTCTTATTCACACCATCTGTATATGCTGTAAACATCTCGTCGCTTACCTCTGACTTACCCATGAGCATCACTCCCGAATACAACGCAGTCTCAGGGTGTTTCATCAGGGCAATATGCGCTTTCTTCAAGCGGACTTCCTGTCTGTTATTTGCAATCATTTATTACTCCTTGTTTACGATTGATATATGGTAGCCTTCATCGGTTTCTTCAAAGACAATCCTCGCTTCACCTTTATATACTTGCATCAGCTTGGCGAGGGTGTGCTTTCTAAAGTCTTCCGCATTAGACCTAGTAATTAAATACATGAGGGTCATACCCACCGCCCACATAATTAAAAACATTTCGCTATAAGTTATTTCTAGTGTCATGCACTTCTCCTTTGGTTAATTAAAACAACTCGTGATTATTCTTAGCCCACTCTGCAATCTGCATATTATTGCGAGCAAGTTTGATGGACTTACTATTACGCATCATCATGGTAAAGAATACTGATTGAACTTCTGAACTAGGAATCTTATTGACGAATGACATGAACTTAGTCAACTCGTCTTGCGTTTCTAGAACATCGACTGCTTGGAACATAATCATTAACTGTGCTGATACTTCTTCGGGAACTTTAATGCTATCTGGTGATTTGATAATGTCTTTCACATCAAGAAGGGTTTTCTCTAGCGATAGGAACGCACTCATATCCGCAGACGCACTAGCACCGATCGTGCCAGCCAATGCCACCGCCGTAGCGTTCTCACCTAGTATGTCCCGATTCTTAACAATGACATCACACTTGGCAAGCGAACGAGGTGAGCAGAAAGATAAACTAGTCATGCTTGGTTTAAAGATATATGGGTTGTCCTCTTGGTTGCCCTCAGTATATGAAGCGAGGGTGCGAGGGAACAATGCCACGAACGCACGAACAACACGAGAAATACCATTAGCTGATGCCCACTCCAACCATTCGTTCGGTGTTGGTTTTGCCATACGCATAATGCACACACGATTACCAGCATGAGCAAGCATCGTATCACCAACGCCGTCTGACGCATTGTTACTTGTGCCGAAAACTATCGACCCACTAGGTAGTGGAACATCACCTACCATTCTTTCCAACATCAAGCGAGTAAAGATTACTTGCAATAACTTGGGTGACTTCATGAACTCGTCGAGCAGAATGACTTTAGGTTTCGGACTATCTAGTTTGAATAGGGAACTCACATAGTATTCGAGAGTCTTGGTTGCATGGTTGGGAATAGTCATACCGATGTCGGACATATCTTTTACGGGACAGTCCACATAGATATAGTCATAACCTTCTCCCAAATCCTCACGCATCATAGATAAGAGAGAGGTCTTACCACAACCAGGTTCACTCTGTATGATTGGTGTGAGTGATGAGCCTATTAGCGGAATGGTTTTACGCAATTCCTTGATAGATACTGTTTGAACCATATTGATTTTTGTTGCCATGTTTACTTCTCCTTTGGTTAAAAATATAAACTACTGAAAAATGCACTCTTGGTCTATTAGTGCATGCACTACCTATGAATCCACTAGACAATGGAACTGAAACTACCGAACTTACTAAGAATGTCATCAATACCTTCTTTGACATGATGACGGACTGCATCTGAATCACGAATGTCCTCTGCTGATACACCACGCAAGACTTTCTCTAGCGATGCACGAGCTTGCTCTAATCCTGAATCATTCTTAAGATTAAATCGCTTAAAACTTTCGCACATTTCTAATGCTTTCTGTATCGTCGTGTCGTATATCTTGCGACGCTTAGTCCGCACCTCGCCATTCTCCAAATCAATCTCATCAACACCACAACAATGAGTAATGGACTCCATTACATCGACAAGCCGTTGCGCTTGGTCACTAGCTATGTTGTCTATGATTGTTTTAGTTTGTGAAGATAGGTTGTTGAACAAGTCCTCTGCAATATCTTGGGCTATACCACAACGAAAGTCATTGGTCGGGACTTCTGATACATACAGATTTAAACTAAATTTAGATGCAACTTGCTCTTTGGTTGGATAGTCACTGCGGTTAAACATATCACCTTGTTTGAAAGCCATATCCGATACGATTGAATCGTAGTTATCTATTAACGAATCCACTAATGCGTGGAACGCTACTTGATGCTCGTGATACTCTTGCTTAAACTTGGGCATATCAATACTAGGTAATAACTGCTGGCTTTGATTCCACCGATAAGTCCGACGCTGAAGCCAGTTATAGATGGTTTGACGATAGTTCACGACTGCCTTATGCGAGGGGTGATTAGCTAATAGATTCTTAACATACCGACCCGCGCTTTTATCAGCGTTCTTTGCCGTAGTAACTTCATCGCTGATACCTCTGTCCTGTTTCGTTGCTGACCACACAGAAATATCTACGCTGATTAACACCGCACTACTCGCCAATGAGATTAAATGCTCAGGCATTTTTAGTTCATTCATAACAACTTCTCCTTTACTTAATTAAATTAAAGTCCACTACTAAGTGGATTACTAAATACAACCAAATCAAAATACATACCAACTTGAACCAGTGCATATACTTCTCCTTTCTTCATTCTATAAGTATACTACAACTTTACATATAACACAAGAGTGATACATGAGATTTTTAATTGAACCAGTCACAGTTAATCGAGCGAGACACACTTAGCCAGTCCCAGTCGTAATTACCACCACATTCTTCAATAATGTCGTCAGGACTTTCACCGATACGCACAAAGATATAACCTAGATACTTTGAGTGAGGGTTATCTTCAGCTAACCAATCTTCTACCATTTCAAGTAAAGCTATATGGCACTTCACATCGGTATAGTCTTCATACCACTTCACATCACTAGCAAAGAAATTGATGGCGCATCCTTCCCTGTCCACTTTTATGAACTCTCTAGCTTCTTCTTGGGTGAAACATAGCTTAGTATCTTCATTAGCCGTAGCTTCTTCGAGAAAGACTGCGAACGCACCTTTTAATTTCTCTTGCGTCATATCACCGCTATCGGGTGTGAATCTAATTGTGTATGCAACACTAGACCTATATCCCATAAATATCTCCTATGGCTTGCATGTATCCATCAACAAAAGCATCGCCCAACATGAAGAATTGATCATCGGTTAGATCGTCTAGCTTGGACTCATGCTCTTTTGCATATCTATCCCATGCCATCTGAGCATTGTATGAAAGGCTATTTTTTTCCGCTTCATCCACGATATTCTCTCCTGTTATATGCGCCCAACTTCTTGGTGGTTTCTTTTGCCAGCGCATTGTTAGTTAGGCTTTCAACCATCCAATCAAACACTTTCTGATTAGCTTGGTTCTCTTGGTATAGCTTGGAAAACTCCATGCGCCTTTTCATTAGCTCATTCATGATGTCCTCTTGGGGTTTAACTGTTTGAGAATGGTCATGTCTGTGACTAATTGATAGTTCGACTTGTTCATCGGGACTATCGTGCGCTTGGTGTTTAGCTTTCGTGCTATCTCGTCGCCACACTCACAGCACACCGCATAGCCCAACGCTAAGCGCTTCGAGTCATATACATCACCGCATAGCTTACACTGTGGGGTAAAAGTTTCATCAATCATGGTAGGTATCCCTTCTCGTCACCAAAAGACTTCTCATACATATCCAACCAGTCTGCGAACTCAGCTTCGTATCTAGCTAAGTCTTCATCAGTAGGTTCGAGTCCACTATCTCGTGGGTCGGTAATTTGTTGCTTGGCTTTGAAGATGCGATTGAACGCTTCCTCGTTCTCGATAATAAGGTTTTTAAGTTTGCCCATGTTTTACTCCTTATAGTGATGCGGTTGAATGAACTACTACTTGGTCTGCCTTCTTACAAAGGTTAATTGATACTAACGACTGCTTACGCTTTGGGATATTGAACTTATTAACGAAAGCCACCTTAGTGCTATAAACATCTTTCCCAACTACTTCATACTGCTTACCATCAAAGTGAATCAGATAAGTATTCATGCCAATCTCCGATAAAAACTACAATCAAATTCCACTACATCGTGGAACGCTAAGTAATGCTGGTGGGTGAGGGGACTATGTTGCCGTCTTATTTTCTCGCCAACCAACACTATAATTATAGTATAACTTTACCTTTAACACAATCTTAGTGGATAACTTTTTTAGGCGAGGGTAGACCAAAAAAATTCCAAGTTTGTAAAAAATTCCAAGAAAAATTCCAAGTTTAAAAATGGTTTTGGAATTTAATTTTCGGGGTAAAAAATGCTATAAGTCCTTGTTATATATATTATTTATTAAATTAAAAAAGAAGAAGAATAAGAAAAATTCCAAAATTCCAAGTTTTTTTGAGGTAACAATACCTTGCGAGTGTTTTCTGCTTTACTAAAATACATCGGGAAAAAAGACTTCTTGCTGACACAACTTTTCTAAAATAACTCTTTACCCCCTAGCCTATTTCTAAAAAACTTGGAATTTTGGAATTTCCTGTGTAAGTCCATGATTTATAAAACAAATTAAATTCCAAACCACTTGGAATTTTTCTGCGGAACTCAGAACCCCCGATTCTAAACTTGGAATTTTTTGTAATAACTTAGCGTTGGCTGATATTGTCGCATCAGTTCTTAGAATTCTAAATGATACAGGGCAGATTCCACTATCCCGTGGAACACTAATCAATGACCTTGCGCTGGCACATGGGCTATGAGATATTTAACACACGCACTCACGCACGCGACAACAAGTAACTGGTTTCATTTTCAAGGCACAAAAAAAGGGACAGAGCCGAAGCCCTGTCCCTCGATACTACTTAAGCCCAAGCCTTGTTAAAAGCCTCGACTGCTTTGCGATACTTGACTAGATCAGCCGTTGTATCACCTCTTTCTTTGGCTACCTTGCACTTAGCCTCGAGGTCATCAAAGACCTTGACTAAGCGTTGTCCAAAATCAAGAGTTGCACCACGATTACCCTTAGTATCAGTCTTGAGCAAAGCCCGAGCTTGACGCTTTAGGTCGTTGATACGATTACTGCAATAGGTAGAACACTTATCACGCAAAGGCTTGATAATGTCATACAAGTAGGGGTTCTCATTCTTGAGCTTGCCAAACTGCTGTTGGCTGAATGAGTAGGCATAATCTACCCCGATATTAACAAACCCCTCTTTTACATCAGGGCAGTCGCTAGCTAACAAGTAGTGGTCATTAACAATGACATACTGAATAGCAGGGTTATTCTCATTAAAGCGTAGACGATAACCCTCGACTAACTCAGCCTTAGCCTCATCAGGCAAAGCCTCAGGAAAGCCCTTGACCTTTTCGATTACATACTTCGCAACCGATACAATGCGGTCATTAGCTGAGGCTTGTTTGTAAGCTCCGTCTTTGAGGGAGGCGATTAAATCTACTGCTAGGTTTTGGTTTTTAGCCATTTTGTATTACCTTTCATAAAATGAAATACTACATAGACCAAGCGGAATTGCTTGGCTGATTACAGTTCTACGCGACACAAGCTCATTAGTCAAGTTTCCACGCAAGAATGGCACACTAAATAACGCACTCGCATAGACGCGCCCGACAACAAGTAACTGGTTTCAATCCCTGCTTTCGCAGGGACCGAGTGTTACTTAGTTAGAATAAATCGCGCACCGAAGTCATTAGGTGATGCGCTGATGCATAGGTGTTGTTCATCCATCGACCGAACCCAAACCCTAGTCTCTAGATACTTGGCTGATTCATCTATGCCTTCTACTGTCCAAGCCCTGTTAGCGAAGTGAACTACATCTCCTGTATCTACTTGCTTCATGTTGGTTGTATAGAATAGTTTATACATTGCCTTCTCCTTTAGTTAATACTGACACCGTGTCAGTGATTACAGTTCTATACCAAGCGCTGGCATATGTCAAGTTTCCCGCCCCCAATCCCGACCCCCCACCCCCCTGATTCCTAGATTGGTTCCATCCGTGCCCTATACCCTTTGATCTACACAAATAACTCCACTAAATTTCCAAACTCAGACGACTCCATTATTGACCTAACTTATTGAATATAAAAATAAAAAACGCCACACCCCTGACCTAAATTGCGCCTATCCATAACTTTACATTTATACAGAAACACCCCCCGTCAAGGGGACCCAAAACTGTCATATATGGGGGATAATATTTAAAAATTCTTAGGAGTTGCTATGAAGTTCTTTGTCCGAAAAGTTGATCTACGCGAACCTGCTAACGTTACGATGCTATGTTACTTACAAAAGAAAATCCTGCCGAGCGACTCTATCTACAAACCAGATCGTGGGCATTGGTGGATCGTATATACAGAGGATGGCAAGCCCGTGGGATTTGCTGGTCTTGTTCGGTCGATTGCTTGGAACGATACAGGTTACTTATGTAGAGCAGGTGTGATGTATGAGTACACAGGCAAAGGATTACAGAAAAGATTAATCAAAGTACGACAAGCACAAGCTAAGAAGTTAGGTTGGAATTGGCTCATCACTGATACAACAAATAACCCCGCATCATCAAACTCTTTGATATCTTGTGGATTTAAGATATATACTCCTGCCAACAAGTGGTCTTTTAAAAACGCTATCTACTGGAGATATAAGGTTCATCCCGATGCCGTACAAAGACGCGAACGTAAGAAAAAACAAACACAAGGAGTACAGCCGTAAGCATTACCTAGCTAATCAAGTAGAAGTAAAAGCTAGGGCGGCTAAATTAAAACGCGACAAGCGTGAAGAGTGGTATGCATTTAAGAGTACATTTAAATGTACGATGTGTGGGTTCTCTCATCCAGCAGCACTAGACTTTCACCACGTAGATAGAACAGATTACCACTCAGTAAACCGCCTAGCTCAATTAGGTAATTACAAAAAAGCTAAAGAAGAAATTAAAAAGTGCATACCCCTATGCGCCAATTGCCATCGCATTCATCATCACGAAGAACGAGAGGAAAAGAAAAAGGTTCGGCGTAAAAAGAAAAAGGTGTAACATATTACTCATACACGTGAGGGTGTGTTTTTAGGGGTTTCCGTAGAATTAAAGATGCGCATTTTTAGCCGTCGCCCCATTCTTTTTCTGTAAAGAAACTCTTTACACATAGTTAAAACCCTTATATACTTCGCGCATGGACGCGTATATTCCAGAAATCGAGAGTAACATCCCCCTACCAAAGAATGCTACCGAAGCATTTCCTGAACTCACGCCCCAAGAAGAGTTAAACATGCGGGCAAACGTAGTGGCTTTAATGTCTGAACTAAGCGGACAACCCATCTCACCCAACAAAGGTAACGTTGACGACGCTAAAAAGCTAGCCGTGCAGATGGCAAGTGACCCCAAGTTCCGCCCAGAGTTTAATCAGTACCCCAACGAGACTCTTGCTATGTTAGCTGGCATGGTAGCCCAGATGAATGTGAGCATCGTAGATGAGTTATCCGACCTAAAAACCTATGTAGTCAACAACTTAGTGCATTCTGTAGAGGCTGCCAAGGATGTAAAGACCAAAGTTGCAGCTCTGCGGGTGCTTGGTGAGGTTGATGGAGTCGATGCGTTCAAGAAAAGAAGCGAAGTTACAGTCAAAATCCAGTCTATGGAAGAGGTTGAGGCTGAGTTATTGACCCTTTTAGATGATGTTGAGGGTAAATATATTGATGTAGAAGCTAAAAACATCACAGAAAAAGACGAAAAAGATGCATAAATTGTCTCAGGAACAGCTATTTAAGCTGCGATTATTGGTCCAAAACCCCAAAACTCCAGAGCAAATTAAGCGGAAAACTAAGGATTTATTAGAAAAATATGACGAATTTCTCACCCAAGAACGAGGCAAAGTATCCTTTTTGGACTTTGTTAAACACGTATACCCGGGCTATAAAGTCGGACCGCACCATCTTAAACTGGCTCAAATTTTTGAAGATATTGCTAACGGTAAGAAAAAACGAGTCATTGTTAATATCGCTCCGCGTCATGGTAAGTCAGAACTTATATCCTATCTCGCTCCTGCCTGGTTCTTGGGTAAGTATCCTCAGAAAAAAATCATCATGGCGTCTCACACAGCGGATTTGGCTGTTAACTTTGGACGTCGTGTTAGGAACCTTGTTGGTTCAGACAACTATAAAACAATATTTCCGCAGGTAGAATTACAAGCTGACAGTAAATCGGCTTCGCGTTGGGGAACAAATTTTAATGGTGAATACTTTGCTATTGGTGTTGGAGGTGCTCTCGCTGGTAGGGGCGCTGATTTGTTCATTATTGACGATCCACATTCTGAGCAAGACGCCAAAACAGGACGACCAGACGTTTTTCTTCCTGCTTGGGAGTGGTTCCAGTCTGGGCCTCTTCAGCGCCTTATGCCGGGTGGTGCGATCATTGTTGTGATGACGCGGTGGTCTAAACTTGACTTAACCGGACAGATCATAAAACAGCTAGAGAATAACGACGAGGTTGACCCTTGGGAAGTTATTGAGTTTCCTGCTATTAAAGATGATGGCGAAAGCCTTTGGCCTGAGTTCTGGCCCGTAGAGGAGTTGTTAGCTAAGAAAGCGGCGCTTGACATTAGGTATTGGAATGCTCAGTATATGCAAAATCCAGTATCTGAAGAAGGCGCTTTAATTAAAAGGGAGTGGTGGAACATCTGGGACAAGGAACAGCCACCGCAGTGTGAATTTATTATCATGTCGCTAGACGCGGCTCAGGAGGCAAACAACCGTGCGGACTTTAATGCGCTCACAACGTGGGGCGTCTTCTTTAACGAAGAGGTCAACAATTACAACATCATCCTACTTAATGCGATCAAAAAGCGGCTGGAGTTTCCGGAACTTAAGAAACTTTGTCTCGAAGAATATAAAGAATGGCAACCGGATGCGTTTATGGTTGAAAAGAAGTCCAATGGGGCGGCACTCTATCAAGAGTTCAGACGTATGGGTATACCAGCGCAGGAGTTCACACCTGGCAAAGGTCAAGACAAAATCTCTCGAGTTAATGCTATTAGCGATCTGTTCTCGGGAGGGGTCGTCTGGGCGCCATCGCACCGCTGGGCGAAGGATGTAATTGAGGAATGTAATGACTTTCCTAGTGGTCTAAATGATGACTTAGTAGACTCAACTACGCTAGCTCTGTTAAGATTCAGGCAGGGCGGATTTATTCGTCTGCCAAGTGACGAACCTGATGACGATATACTTTACAAATATCGCAAAAAAGCAGCCTATTATTAAGGATAAATTATGGCAATAGATAAAGCAATGTACCAGGCCCCACAGGGTTTAGATCAACTTGACGAAGAGGGCGATCAGCCTGAGCTAGAAATATCTATTGAAGATCCCGAAGCTGTAGAGATTGGCATTGATGGACAGCCCATCATGCGCACGGAAAAAGACGAAGAGCCAGAAGGGTTTGACGATAACCTTGCTGAAGTATTAGATGAGCAAGTACTTGCTACATTAGCTAGTGAATTGACTGGTGATTTTGATAATGATGTATCGTCAAGAAAAGACTGGATTCAAACTTATGTTGATGGTCTTGAGTTACTTGGCTTAAAGATTGAAGAACGTGCTGAACCTTGGGAAGGCGCTTGCGGTGTATACCACCCACTCTTGTCTGAGGCAGTAGTTAAGTTCCAAGCTGAGACCATGATGGAAACGTTTCCAGCAGCAGGCCCAGTTAAAACACAAATCATTGGTAAAGAAACTCCTGAGAAAAAAGATGCCGCAGACCGTGTGCAGCAGGACATGAACTACCAGATTACAGATGTGATGAAAGAATACAGACCTGAGCATGAGCGTATGTTATGGGGCTTAGGACTTGCAGGTAACGCGTTTAAGAAAGTGTACTTTGACCCAAGCTTACAGCGTCAAGTATCTATGTACGTCCCTGCAGAAGATGTAGTTGTCCCTTATGGAGCTTCTAGCTTAGAGTCAGCTGAGCGTGTTACACATGTGATGCGTAAGACTGAGAATGAAGTACGTCGTTTGCAGCATGAAGGTTTTTACCGAGACGTAGACTTGGGCGAACCAACCCAAGTAATGGATGAAATTGAAAAGAAAATTGCGGAAAAGCTTGGCTTTAAAGCTACAACCGATGATCGTTTTAAGCTGTTAGAAATGCACGTAGAGCTAGACCTTCAAGGGTTTGAGCATACTGATGAAGACGGCGAACCAACTGGCATAGCGTTGCCATACATCGTGACGATTGAAAAGGGTACTAATACTATTCTTGCTATCCGTCGCAACTGGAGACCAGAAGATGAACAACATCATAAGAGACAGCATTTCGTACATTATCCGTACATTCCGGGCTTTGGTTTCTACGCCTTTGGCCTTATACATCTTATCGGCGCTTTTGCTAAGTCTGGTACTAGCCTTATTCGTCAACTTGTCGACGCAGGTACATTATCGAATTTGCCCGGCGGGTTTAAGACCCGTGGTATGCGAGTTAAAGGAGATGACACCCCTATCGCCCCTGGTGAATGGAGAGATGTCGATGTGCCAGCTGGCACCATGCGTGATAATCTCTTACCTCTCCCCTACAAAGAACCAAGTCAAGTCCTTTACAGTTTATTAGGAACTATCGTAGAAGAAGGCCGCAAGTTTGCAGGTTCTGCGGAGATTCAAGCATCTGACATGAGCGCAAACGCTCCCGTTGGAACAACACTGGCAATTCTAGAAAGAACATTGAAGTCGATGAGCGCAATCCAAGCGCGTATTCACTATGCAATGAAGCAAGAGTTCCAGCTGCTTAAAGATATTATTAGAGATTACACGCCAGAAGAATATGACTATGAGCCAACCGAAGGCTCTCGTATGGCTAAGCAATCAGACTATGACATGGTGTTTGTAATACCTGTCTCCGATCCCAATGCGGCTACTATGGCGCAAAAAGTAGTACAGTATCAGGCTGCTTTACAACTGGCTCAAACTGCCCCGCAGCTATATGACTTACCAGTATTACACCGTCAAATGTTGGACGTGTTGGGAATCAAAAACTATCAGAAGCTGGTACCACTACCAGAAGATATGAAGCCACAGGATCCTGTAACGGAAAATCAAAACGTATTAATGATGAAGCCTGTCAAGGCGTTTGCTCACCAAAACCATCCAGCCCACATTCAAGTGCATATGGCTGCTATACAAGACCCTAAGATTCAAGCTCTTTTAGCTAACAATCCAATGGCTCAGCAGTTAATGCAGGCTATGATGTCTCACGTTAATGAGCATATCGGGTTTGAGTACCGCAATCAGATTAGTCAGCAAATGGGCATGCCTTTACCAGCACAGCACGATACTCATATGGAAGGCGAGCAGGATCTTAATATGACTCCAGAAATGGAAGCTCAGTTATCTCCGTTGATGGCACAAGCTGCACAAAAACTGTTAATGCAAAACCAACAACAAGCTCAACAGCAACAAGCGCAACAACAAGCTCAAGACCCAATCATCCAACTGCAACAACAAGAACTGCAGATCAAGATGGCTGAACAGCAACGCAAGTCTAAGAAAGACCAAGATGACTTCCAGCTTAAGATGCAGCAGATTCAACTTGAAGCAAAACGGATTGCCGCCCAACAAGAAACTGAAGGAGCTAAGATGGCAATCCAAGCATCACTTGCTAAGCGCAAAGAGATAGCCGACCATACGCTTGAAGGTGCAAAATTGGCTATTGATGTAGGCAAACAACGTGAGCAAAATCAACATCTTAAGGACGTTGCAAAAATGCAAACAGAAGCGCAAAAAGAATTAGCTACGAAACAAACTGAGACTAAACCAAAGGAGAAAGCTAAATAATGGATGCCCACCAGGCTTTAAGTCATATAGTACGACAACTAGATGAACGGATTTTGCAACTTCAAGAAAGCTTAGCAGACGACAACTGTAAGACGATTGAAGACTACAAAAAAGTATGCGGAGAAGTAAAAGGTCTCTTTGCCGCACGAAACTTTATAACTGACCTTAATAAAACTATGGAGAACTCCGATGAGTGACCAAACGGTAGTAGATTTAAGTCAAGCGATTGACTTACGAGCAGTAATGAGAGAAGCAGAAGAGAAAGCCAAACAACTTCCCGAGCCAAAAGGATATCGCATTTTGTGCGCAATCCCAGAAGCAGAAGAAGCTTTTGATAGTGGCATCCTTAAATCAGACGAAACTCGTCGGCATGACGAACTTCTAACCACAGTTCTTTTTGTGGTCAAGATGGGACCAGATTGCTATAAAGACCCAGAGCGTTTTCCAACTGGAGCGTATTGTCAAGAAGGTGATTTTGTCCTGACACGCCCCAATGCTGGTACACGCTTAGTAATTCACGGTCGTGAGTTCCGCATTATTAATGACGATTCCGTAGAGGCTGTAGTTCAAGACCCACGCGGCATTACACGTAAATTTATTTAAGGAGTATATATGCCAGAAGAATTCAAATTTCCTGATGAAATGGAAGATCAGGGTAAACCCGTAGATACAGCTGTAGATACATTGGATGAAGAGGAGTTTAGCGTTGAGATTGTTGACGACACTCCTAAAGAAGACCGCAATAGAAAGCCACTAGACCCAGAAGCTAAGGAACAACTAGAGGCTTTAGATGAGTCTGAAGAATACTCTAAAAACGTAAAAGAAAAGTTTGCCCAGTATAAAAAGGCTTGGCACGAAGAAAGACGTGCTAAAGAAGCAGCCCTACGCGAGCAGCAAGAAGCCTTAAAAGCAGCGCAAGCTATCCTTGATGAAAATAAACGCCTTAAAAACGCAATTCATTATGGTGAAAAAGAGCTAAATGATAGTTATAAGTCAACTGCTAAAGCTGAATTAGAAAAAGCCAAACGAGAATATAAGGAAGCTTATGACTCTGGTGATGCTGATAAGCTATTAGAAGCTCAAGAGCAGTTAATGAAGGCTCAAATCAAGCTGGATAAGTCAAAGAAGTTTAAAAATACTGTACAAAAACTGGAAAATGATGTACAAATACAACAAAGACCAGCTGCTCAACAGCAGATGGACCCTAAAGTTGCTGAATGGGTATCACGTAATCAGTGGTTTGTAGATCCGGCTAAGAAGTCGATGCGCAAATATGCTGAGGGTGTCCACGAAGAACTACAAGAGAAATATGGTATGGGCTTTGTTGGTACCGATGAGTACTATAAGTCTATCGACAAAGAAGTAAAACGTCGATTCCCGGAGGAATTTGGCGAAGTGGTAAGAAACGATGAGGACGAGAAACCTCAGCGTACGAAATTAAGTACGGTCGTGGCTCCCGCGAAGCGCAGTACATCTTCCAAAAAGATTGTATTAACCAAAACGCAGGTGGCTCTGTCAAAGAAACTTGGCTTATCCCCTGAGCAGTACGCCCGTGAACTTAGCAAATTGGAGGCCTAAAAATGGCAACAAATAGATTAAAACGTGAGATGGAAAACCGTGAAATTACAGAGCGTCCTAAACAGTGGATGCCACCTGAACTTCTCCCTGAGCCTGATAAACAGGCTGGTTATGCCTATCGCTGGATTCGTGTATCCATGTTGAACAATGCTGATCCCCGCAATATTTCTGCGAAATTTCGTGAGGGTTGGGAACCTGTCCATGTAGACGAACAACCAAAATATAAACTGTTAGCTAGTCGCGAAGGTCAATATAAAGACAATATCGAGATTGGCGGGTTATTGCTCTGCAAAATCCCTGAAGAGTTAGTGCAGCAACGTATGGACTACGAAGCTAAACAAACATCTCAACAGGCAGAGGCTGTAGACAATAATTTAATGCGCCAAAGTGACTCTAGAATGCCAATCTTTATGGAGCGGAAGTCTACTGTTACGTTTGGAAGTGGTTCTCAATAATTTTTAGGAGATTTAAATGGCTTATCCTACAGTACAAGGTCCTTACGGACTAAAGCCAGTTAACCTCATTGGTGGTCGTGTATTTGCTGGTTCTACCCGCATGTTTCCGATCTACAATGGCTATGCTACTAGCTTGTTCAACGGCGACGTTGTTCAAATTGGTGTTGGCACAGCAGCAGGCACACTGGTTGCTTCAACTCTAGCCCCAACAACCGCTAACGGTGGTACTGCTGGTACTATCGGCGTTTTCGTTGGTTGCGAATATTCAACAACAGGTGGTCCTATCTACGGTAAAAACCGTTATCAGTTCTATCAGGCCGGCACAACCGCTCCTGACGCAATTGGTTACGTTGTAGATGATCCACAAGCAGTATTCCAAGCAGTTGTATTGTCCCAAGGTTCTAACAGCTCTACCATTCAGTACATTAACCCAGCTTTCATTGGTTCTAATGCTTACTACCTTGGTAACGCTAATAGTAACACTGGCTCAACAACTACTGGTGATTCATCTGCTGGTATCGCTATTGCTACTACCGCTATTGGTACTGGCGTAGCTAGCCCATTAACTACAACCGCTCCATTCCGTATTGTCCAACTTGTTACAGCATCTGCTGTCACTGTTACCGGCACTGGCACAACCAGCTCCACAACTTTGACTTTATCTGCTGCTGTTACCGGTTTACAAGCAGGTATGGTAGTAGCTGGTCCTGGCATTAACGCTGGTTCCAATACTTGGGTTACATCCGTAAACGGCACTACAGTTACTTTGAGCCAAGCAGTTACAACAGCTCAATCTACTGCAGCGCAGTTCTCATTCACTGGCTACCCAGAAGCATTAGTAACATGGAACTTCGGTTACCATAGCTACTTCAATGCCACTGGCGTTTAATTAGGAGCTAAATAATGGCTATTTCACGCGCACAACTACTGAAAGAGTTGCTCCCAGGCTTGAACGCTTTGTTCGGACTTGAGTATGCTCGCTACGGTGAAGAACACAAAGAGATCTATGAAACTGAGACCTCTGAGCGTTCTTTTGAAGAAGAAACAAAACTGTCCGGCTTTAGCGCTGCACCAGTCAAGAACGAAGGCCAAGCCATCGCTTACGACAACGCGCAAGAAGCATGGACTGCACGTTACAACCACGAAACTATTGCTCTTGGCTTTAGCTTGACAGAAGAGGCAATCGAGGACAACCTCTATGATTCTTTATCTGCTCGCTACACCAAAGGCTTAGCTCGTGCTATGGCTTACACCAAACAGGTTAAAGCTGCTGCAGTTTTGAACAACGGTTTTAACAGCCAAGTTACCTACGGTGACGGCCAGCCTTTGTTCTCTACCGCACATCCTTTGATTTCTGGCGGTGTTAACGCCAACACTCCATCTACTCCTGCTGACTTGAATGAAACCGCGTTGGAAAATGCTGTTATTCAAATCGCTGCTTGGACTGATGAGCGTGGTCTGTTGATCGCTGCTAAACCTAAGAAGTTAGTTGTTCCACCTGCACTCCAGTTCGTTGCAACTCGTTTGCTCGACACTGAACTCCGTGTTGGTACTAACAACAACGACATCAATGCAATTAAGAACAACGGTTCTGTTCCAGAAGGTTACACAATTAACCACTTCTTGACCGCAACCAATGCATGGTTCTTGACCACTGATGTTCCAAACGGTTTGAAGCACTTTGTTCGTATCCCATTGCAGAACAGCATGGACGGCGACTTTGATACTGGTAACGTACGTTACAAGTCTCGTGAGCGTTATTCCTTCGGTGTTTCTGATCCTTTGGGAATCTACGGTTCTTACTAATCTAGTAAGCCCCAACAAGAACCCCGCTCACAAGGCGGGGTTTTTTATTTATAACACTCTACGCAAAGGCTTTCTAGTTCCCTACCAGGATTAACTGGCTCTAACATATCAATATCTGTTAGACAACTTTCACGATATTTAGTTTGTTTTACTTCTTTAAACCCACACCATGTTAGTAAAAAGTATAGCGTTTCATAATCCCAACCCATCTTATGCCCATGATTGTGTAGCATACCCATAAAGATTGAACCGTCTGTAGGATAGTCAGGACCAAGATAAGCGTTGCGATATGCATCCAAAAACGCCCTATCATGCTGTAAATATTTCAAACACCACAAAGCCAAATCAGGAACCACAATGCGCATAACTGCCCCATCATTCATGGCTGCGTAACACTTACGTAAAAACTCAATCCCGTCGTAATAACTTAAATGTTCTAAAAAATGGCAGTTGTAAATAACGTCTACGTCTTTAAATGGAAAATCCTTACTTAAGTCGCAATTCATATACAACTCAGAGTCTTCTTTACCATCTTCAAAACCTACGTTGACATACCCCGGAAAGATGTTGCCCCCACAACCTAAATTAAGCTTGGTCATATTTGCCATGTACCGTACTAATTGTGTGGTCGTTCATAGTTAATGCCAGTGGCGGAAAACAAACTACGCTTAGTGTTTTAGCAAACGCTGCAGCCATAGCGCAATCCATGCCGGGTGGTTGAAAACTCCAAGTTCTAATATCTGGTATTTCCGCGGTAACTACTTCTGTTAACGGGTTTAAAATCTCCAAAAATCTTTTAGCTCCTTCTGGACTGATTGAATAACAACAGCTACCAAACAAATAGTGTAATTGCATAAACACAGGGTCTACTGGAGTATTAAGATAAGTTTGTTTATTCTTTCCCATATGTTGTGGACTAAACCGCATACTAACTGGACTTAGCGTTGGGAAAATACTGGCAAAAAGTTCAGCATCGAAATTCCACCCCCACGCAATAAAATCATAAGGGTGTTTAGCTTCTTTTAAACCATTCAAAGCTCTTTGCAAGTCTTTATGCAGTTCAGCATCATCTTCACAAATTAAAAAATCTTCGTTGCCAGAGGCGCACTTTTTCCAAAGAGCAATATGAGATAATGCGTTCGCGCGGGCGTACTTATTATATTGACCAAAAGGCTGTAAATCCGTACCATCTATAGCATCAAATATCTGAAAATCCATATGTTGGTTATTGTTTAAAAACGAATTAAGACGTTCTGGGGTGCGTGTTAAAGATATAACGTAGTTCATAAAACTCCTTTTAAAAATTCGTGGGTCGCGTTCATGCCATCATGCCGTTGTGCAAAAGCATTTTTATACCTAAATACCTTTATTACCCCATCGTCTACATAAGGGTTAATAAATACAGCGTCTCTAAAATAGTCTGCGTGGTCTGACACCCAAACAAAGGTTGGTATTTTGAGCATTGAACTCATAGTTTTTATAGAACTATCAGCGCCGATTACAGCCGCACATTGCCCTACATAAGATAGGCTTTTAGCTATATCTAAAAAAGTTATTGTTTTTAAGGTGTCGGATTGTTTTAAATTTAACCTACTAACTTCTTCCGGAAGTCCAAAAACTATAACGTTATAGTCATTTAAGTCTTTAATAATGCTAGATGGAATAGTTTTAGTTGCTACACCATTTTTAATATATTGATCCGAAGAAAACTTACTACCACATAAATGCACGCCGACTACGGGTTTACCGTTAGTAAACAAAGGTTTTTGCTGTGGGAACGGATTGGAACTAAAATATTTTGTTCTAGGCACCTGTTGCATAGGTTCTTTTAAACCCATGCCTTTTAACAGTTCTAATTTTTGTATGTCCGTTTTGTAATGAAATGTATGCTCAGGTTTTATGCCTAAGTACTTTAAAAGTTCTTTAGCACCTTTGTAATGATTCATCATACAGTAGCGAGCTTTTTTATTTAGCACCATAAAAGGTAAATGTTGAAGTGTATCTCCGACCCCACCTTCGCTATAAAAAAGCGGGCTATTTTGCTCTTGCATTTAAATCCCTTTTAATATCAGCAACTACGTTATCCCAGTTATTAAATTTTTCTTGGCGATAGATGGTAAAGCTAGGATACCAAGGAGAGTCTTTACGGTCTTCTAACCAACGCCAGCAAGTATCAAAACGGTTAAGCATCCACACCTCTTTTCCCATAGCGCCTGCTACGTGGGCAGTAGAAGTATCTACACTAATAACTAGGTCCAGATTTTCAATAATAGCTGCCGTGTCTGAAAAATCTTTTACCTCATGCATTAAATCAACCATAGGAAAAGGTAACTCTTTAGCACCAAATTGCAGGTTAAAAAACTCAATATTAGGGTTATATATTTCAGCTAGCTTTTCCGGTTTAATATTTCTTCTTTCATTAACCGCCCAGATTTCTGGCTGATCCGCACGAAACCCGCCCGACCACACTAATCCTACTCGTAATCGGGTTTTTGGTCCCATTTTGGTATTAAAATATGCTACTTTTTCTGGATCTGCAGAAAAGTATCTGTGATACGGAATATTGTCAACCCTAGTCTTAAATACATATGGGAGCGACATCATAGGACACTGATAGTCATACTCAGGAATAAACTTAGGATCAGCGTTAATAACGTCTATTTCGGGCATAGAGCTTACCAACTTAACTATTTCTGGCTTAACCCCCGCAATAATCTTAGCAGTCCCCGCAGCCTTTAATTGCTTGGCGTAGCGGATAAACTGAATAGTATCTCCCAAGCCTTGTTCATGGACAATATAAATGGTCTTTCCTGTTAAATCCTCGCCATTCCAAACTCTAGGTAAAGCTGCGGGACGGTACTTATTTTTCCAGCGTTCTTCATGCCCAGCCCAGCCTTTTTCTAAATCACCTTTTAAAAGATAAACAAACCCGATATTAAATTTGGAATCAGTTTGTTCTGGGTTAAGTTCTATGGATTTTTTAAAAGCTGCAATAGACTCATCTAGGCGCATTAGCACATGTAGGGTAAACCCCATGTTGTTATAGATTACATAGTTATTGGGTTCAATCTTGACTGCTTCTTGGCAAGCTGCTAAAGCACCTTCAAAGTCTTGTATAGACTGACAGCAAAGCCCCATATTATTCCAAGCATGGAAGTATTTAGGGTTGATTTTTAAGGCTTTTTTGTACCAAATAATAGCTTCGCGGTATTGATTTAGTTCTTTATAGCAGTTTGCTTTATTATAATGACCCTCTAAAAACCGCGGATTTAACTTAATTGCAGCGTCATAATCTTCCATAGCAAGGTCAAATTGCTTCATTTGCTGGTAAATATTTGCCCTATTATTAAGAATTGCTGGGTCTTTTTTGACACTTAACGCATCATTAAAAAAAGTAAGTGCGTCTATTTGTTTACCATGTTCACCAAGAATAATACCTTTTAAGATTAAGGCGTCAAACTGCTTTGGTACTATGCTTAGTATTCTGTCGCACTCGGCTAAAGATGCCTGTGCTTGTCCTTGATTTTTTAGCGCTAAAGCTCGGTTGTATAGGACTTGAACCTGGTTCGTGAGGTTTTTGTTCATTTGCCCGATTGTATATTAAAACATTTTGCAAATGCAATTTTTAGTGTAGAATTACAACATCTGGGTGATTACCTGTACCGGACTGCCCCAGCAGACAATGCAATGATTGGTACAGGGACTTTTGCATAAGGAAACTTAACATGGCACGTTCTACCTTCAGTGGCCCAATTCTATCTGGCGCCAATCGTTTTGGCCCTCTTCGTGATGTTGGCTATACTGATTTAACTCAAACAGCTTTTTTGGATTTTGCTGTAACAACTCCTAATACTGCTAACTACGGCGGTGGTTCACAACAGTTTGTTGCATCTAACAACATTCCAAATAGCCAAGCTGTTATTTACAATCCACAGTCTGGTCAATACAGCAACACTGGTCCTACAGTTGCAACTTTGCCAACTGCTGATACCGCTGGCACTATTTATCGTGGCGCAGTATTTTGGCTCCCATACTCTTGCAATATTTCTGATGTAATCGTTGACGTTGGTACATTACCAACTGACGGTACACACACTGCAACTTCTATTCAGCCATATGTTTCTAACAAGTTTGCTACTTCTACTGGCGTATACGCTACTATGGCTGCAATTACATCTGCAACTCGTGGTACAGCAACTTTTGTTGGTACACAACTTCAGTATTCAGCAGCTACTTTGCAAGACGTTCAAAACTTGCAACCCGGTAACGAGCCAGCATGGTTTAGCCAAGTTGTTGTTACTTTGGCAATTACTGCTTCTAGTTTGACAGCGCCAACTTCTGGTCAGATTGAAGTAACTTTACGTTACGCACAAAATGATATGAACATTGGTAATGCGACAACCTACCCATACGGTAACTTTGACTAATTAATTCCCTAGGGGACTTCGGTCCCCTTCTTTAAATTTTAGGAGATTAATATGGCACAAAGCCCAAGTGGAATACCGAGCACTAATAACTCGGTAATGTCGATTACCCGTTCAGGTCAAACTGAGCCTTTTGATTTACAAGTAGCACGTGGTCAAATTGCTGGTCATCAAACTGTAAGTATTTTTGGCTATCAAGCAGCCGTAACTGCAACATCTATTCCTATTTGGGAAAATGCTACAACTTACACTTTCCCAACTACAGCTACAACATTAACTTGTTCTAGCACCTCTGTAACTGATGTAAGCCCAGCCGCTTTTATTATCAATGGTTTAGATGCAAACTTTAACCCAGTTTCTGAAGTTGTTGTATTAAATGGAACAACTGGTGTAACAACCCAAAATAAATATTTAAGAGTTAATAGTTTAAATATGGTTGGCGTAGCTTCTGGTCAAACTTCTAACGTTGGAACAATTACCGTTAAGCAAACTACCAATATTCTTGCCCAAATTAACGCTGGTATTGGTAAGTCTCAAAGCACAATTTATACAGTACCAGCTGGCAATACTTTCTATTTAGACTGGGTAGAAGTAAATACTTCAAATAGTTATACTGGCTCTACTATTGTTACTTACAACGTACAAGTTGGCAACAACCTTACTGGTGTAAGTTATAGTCTGTTGCAACAACCATTCGTTTCTATATACACAGCTAATAGGTCTTCAGATCCATTTATGTATCAAGAAAAATCTGATGTTCAATGGCAATTAAAAACAAATACTGGAAGTATTGCAGCTGGCGTTATTGTGATTGGTAAGTTAATTTCTAACGGCAGCTAATATGGCAACTAAGAAAAAAGGCCCATCACTTGCAGTTGGTAGAGGTGAGAAGCTTCCAGTATCAAAAGGTGCTGGTCTTACCGCCAAAGGTCGTGCAAAATATAATCGGGAAACGGGGTCTCATTTAAAGGCTCCGCAACCTGAAGGTGGTTCACGTAAGGAGTCATTTTGTGCAAGAATGTCTGGTATGCCCGGTCCGATGAAAGATGAAAACGGTAAACCTACTCGTAAGGCAGCTAGCTTAAAACGTTGGAAATGTTAATATGACTTTAGATGACCAAACTAAATCTGAGTTAATAACTCTGTTAAAAGAAGCAGTTCTTGAAGCAGTAGAGCATCACCCACTAACCGACGAAGAAATTCAATGGGTTAGAATGGCTATTAAAGCAGAGGCTGAGCGCGCTCAATTACGCAAAGCGATTATTGAAAAAACTTTAGCTGGTTTAGTATGGATGGCAGTAGTTGGTTTACTAGGCTTAGCTTGGTCTGGACTTAGAGGATATTTGGGGAAATAATGCCAAGTAAAAGCAAAAAGCAGCATAATTTGATGGAGGCTGTAGCGCATAGCCCATCGTTTGCTAAAAAAGTAGGGATTAAACAGTCTATTGGTAAAGAGTTTGCTAAAGCTGATAAAGGTAAGAAATTTGGTCTAGGTGGTGGTGTTGGTATTACTCGAGGCGGCAAGAACCAAATTAACCGTCAAGAGACAAGGTTTGGTAGTATTCTAGGGCAACAAAAGAATGCACCAGATGTTAATTTAAATAAATACGTCGGCAAAAAAACTGGCGGGAAAGTGAAGAAAAAATGATGGCAACTAAAAAATTCTCTCAAAAAGAGACAATGGGTAGTGAGTCTATGCAAAAAGTTAAAACCGGTGCTCCAAGCATTGATGGTATTGCTGAGCGTGGTAAGACTAAAACTAAGTATCCAAAGATGAGTGGTAACACCATCGGTAATGGTCCATTAGTTAACTGCAAATAATCATGACCCCAGAACAGCAAAAAAAGTATTACGCTGATAACGCAGCAAAAGGTAAAGCTGCTGAAGCTAAACAGGACTACGAAGTCTTTGGATCTCGTGGTGACGCTGCTCGTAAGGGCATGGAAGAAGGTCGTATGGACGTAATGGGCAATGCCTATAAGAAAGGTGGGAAAGTTATGGAACATAAGCACAATGTAGAACACGTTAAGCATCACTATGGCAAAGGCCATGATCACATGCATGAGCAAGAGAAAGTTTCTAAGATGTACGGTGAAGCTCCTCACAAAATGCATCACGACCATGTAAAAGCCATGTGTGGTGGTGGCATGACTAAGAAAGCTAAGTAATGAAAGCTAGTCGTGGGATGGGCGATATTAACCCATCTAAGATGCCTAAGGCTAAAACGATTGTCCGTAAAGACAATCCAAATGATGTAACTATGTATAAAAAAGGTGGTGAGGTTTGGGATAAGCCCCGTCCAAAAGGGCTTGGTAAACCTAAAAAAATGTCAGCTGCTAAAAAGTCTAGTGCAAAAGCTATGGCTAAAGCAGCCGGTAGACCTTATCCTAATTTAGTTGATAACATGAGAGCCGCTAGGAAAAAATAATGGCAGAAAAATGGATTCAAAAAGCTATTAAAAAACCCGGAGCGCTGCATAAAGAGCTAGGCGTACCAGCTGGCAAAAAGATTCCGTCAGCAAAATTAGCTGCAGCTGCAAAGAAACCCGGCAAGATGGGTAAGCGGGCTAGGCTGGCGGAAACCCTAAAAGGAATGAAAAAATGAAATTAGTTTCTTGGATACTGGGTTTGTTTAGCAAACCAAAAGAGGAAGTTATTTTTACTGATCCGGAATTAGCCGCATGGCCTTTTCCTGTACCTCCAAAAAAGAAACGTCCACAAGTAAAAAAGGCTACAACTCGTACGTCTAAAAAACCAGCTGCTAAGAAAACTGTTGCTAAAAAGGCAACTAAAGTTGCTAAAAAGGCTAAGTAATGGCTACTTCCGGCACAACGCTATTTAATTTAGATATGGGCGACCTCATTGAGGAAGCCTTTGAGCGTTGTGGCACACAATCTCGTTCTGGATATGATTTTAGAACCGCTGCCCGCAGCGTTAATATGCTTACCATTGAGTGGGCAAATCGGGGTATAAACCTTTGGACTATTGAACAAGGTCAGATTCCGATTAACATTAACGGCGGACAGATTAGCTACCCAATTCCCGTAGACACCATTGATTTATACGATCACGTCATCAGACAAGGCGTTGGCCAAAATCAGGTCGATATTAATATCACACGGATCTCCGGGGATACCTATTTAACAATCCCAACTAAAAACGCTTACGGGCGTCCTATTCAAGTTTGGGTTGACCGCCAGTCCGGAAATGTAGATTCGACACCAGTTACTAGCGTTGCAAGCGGCTATCCTATTAGCGCTACCGATACTACCATTTATGTAACCTCTACTCAGAATTTACGCACTCAGGGTTATATTAATATTGATGGTGAAACCATCCTTTACCAAAATATTGGCACTGCAAATACCAGCAACGCTAACCAATTATTAAACTGCTACCGCGCTCAAAACGGAACTACTGCAACGTCCCATTCAGCGGGCGCTCTCATATATAATAATTATTTGCCAAACATAAACATCTGGCCTACCGGTAATCCCGGTACACAATATAACTTTGTTTACTGGCGCATGCGTCGCGTACAGGATGCTGGCACGGGTGTTAATACTGAAGATATTCCATTCCGGTTTATTCCATGCATGGCAGCTGGCTTGGCGTATTACTTAGCTATGAAGTTACCGCAGATTGATATGAACCGTATTCCATTATTAAAAGCGGATTATGAACAGCAGTTCCAACTGGCTCAGGATGAGGATAGGGAAAAGGCACCTTTACGGTTTGTACCACGTAATATGTTCTACTATAGATAACCATGCCAAATAAGTTCTCAGCCGGTAAATATGCGATTGCCGAATGTGATCGTTGTGGTCAAAGATATAAGTTATCTCAGTTACATATTCAAACCCTAAAAACTAAACCATATAAAGTAAAGGTTTGTAGTACTTGTTGGGATCCAGATCAGCCACAGTTGCAGTTGGGTATGTATCCGGTTAATGATCCACAAGCAGTACGTGACCCAAGACCAGATGTAAGTTATTATTCGTCAGGAAGTACAGGGTTATATATAAACCCTAATGCTAGCAACAACACAAATAATGCTGGTTATCCTAGCGACGGTAGTAGGCAAACGCAGTGGGCATGGAATCCTGTGGGCGGGGCACGGGGTTTTGCAGATGCTTTTACCCCCAACGATTTAAATTTAGCTATTACAATAGGTACAGTAACTGTACTAACAACTTAGGAGTATTAACATGGCAATGCAAAGACAAAAGGGGATTAAGACTAATGAACCTTTTGAACCTAAAAACGTAGAAGATAACATGAAAAAAGGCGGTAAAGTTATGGAAAAAGCAAAAATGAAACACGATGATGAAGCTCAAGACAAAAAATTAATCAGCAAAATGATTAAGTCGTCTGAGAAAAAAGAAATGCCCGGTATGAAAAAGGGCGGTAAAGCCGTTAAAAAAATGGCTAAAGGTGGTGTAACTAGCGCTCAAGAAAAAGCTATGGGTCGTAATATGGCTCGTGCTATGAACCAGAAGTCTACTTCAAGAGGTCGTTAATATGGCAACTCAAATTAAACCTACAACCAAAAACAGTTCGCCTATGCGTACTGGCAAGGCTAAAAATAATGGTCCTGCTGAGATGTATGAAAAGAACGGTACTGGTGTAGCGGCTATGCGCAAATCAACCGGTCACGATGCAAAAGATCCAAATACATTTAGCGCAAATGAAGTTACTCCTAAAACAGTACCTATGCGTGTAAGTATTGGCAATATTGATCGTGGACCAAAAGAAGACGGTATTGAAGTTCGTGGTTCTGGCGCCGCAACTAAAGGTCGTATGGCTAGAGGCCCAATGGCATAATGAATTACATTACGTTATATAACTCGATTCAAGCTTACGCTGAGAACACTGAACAGCTGTTCGTAGCAAATATTCCCGTTTTTGTGGAAGAGGCTGAACTTCGTATATATAACTCAGTAAACGTACCATCGCTGCGTAAAAATGTAACCGGTACAATGACTGCTGGAAACCAATATGTAGCGCTTCCAATGGACTGGCTGGCAAATTATTCAGTGGCAGTTATAGACCCAACTACGGGGATGTATAACTATCTGATTAACAAAGACGTAAACTTTATGCGCCAAGCCTATCCTTATGCGACCAATAACGGTACGACCTATCAAGGAACTCCGGGTGGTACGCCTAAGTACTACGCCTTATTTGGCTCGCAGTATTCTGATGTAAATGAAATGACTTTGATGGTAGCCCCTGCACCAGACCAAGCTTACCCAATAGAAATGCACTATTACTACTACCCACCTACTATTGTGCAGGGTCAGATTAATGGTACTAATATCAGTAATGCAGGTACGCTATATACCAACGGTGTATACCAAAATGTTTCATTAACAGGAGGCTCAGGAGCAAATGCTACAGCTAATATCGTCATTAGTGGTGGAATTGTCACTAGTTGTAATATTACTTTTGGTGGTAATTTCTATGTTGTAGGGGACGTGCTTTCCTGCTCATCTTTAGGTTCTACTGGTTCTGGTTTTCAATTAACTGTATCTAGCGTATCTAATGCTACAGGAACTAGCTGGCTAGGCGATAATTTTGACCCCGTTTTATTCTACGGCGCTATGCGGGAAGCTATGTTGTTTATGAAGCAAGAAGCTGATTTAGTAACTAATTATGAGCAAAAATACCAAGAAGCTTTGATGGAATTTAGACGCTTCTGTGACGGTCTTGATCGTGGTGATAGTTATCGTGACGGTCAAACAAAACTTAATATCAATCTTAAAGGTAATGTGGTCTCATGATTACCCAAACTTCTTGCACAATTTTTCAGCAGAATTTGCTTAACGGTAATGAGAACTTTACTACCGGAACCTATAAGATTGCCCTCTATAATGCGTTGGCTAATTTAGGACAGCAGACTACGGCTTATACCTCAACCAATGAGGTTGTAGGTACAGGATATACGGCTGGAGGTCAGGTTTTAACTATCTCTACCCCACCTACCCAAAATACCCAATATAACGTCACTTACGTATCATTTAATAATGCCGTATGGAATCCAGCTTCCTTTACCGCTAGGGGGGCGTTAGTATACAATGCAACTACAGGAGCAGCGTGTTTTGTACTAAATTTTGGGTCAGACAAGACTTGTACATCCAGCTTTACCGTGCAATTTCCAACGGCGAGTTATTCGTCCGCAATTTTAACCATTGGTACTACCTCAAGTAGTATTAACTATAGTAGTTCAGACTAGGAGTAATTATGCATAAAGAATTTACAGGATCTGGCGACCACGCAGAAATTACTCTGCAGACTAACGCTATTAAAGACGAGACATTTGGTATTGAAGGCCACTATCACGTAGAGTGCCGTGATGCAAATGGTAACTTAAAATGGACTGAAGACTTCCCTAACCAAGTAGTTCAGGTTGGCAAAATTTTCATGTTGTCACAAACTTTATTGTCTTCACCAGTTGCTTTAGTTGGTCCTTATCTTGGACTAGTAGTTGGTACAGGAAACACATTCTCGCCAACCGATACCATGACATCCCATGCTGGATGGACTGAGTTTACTGCTTACACCGTATCTTCTTCCGCTGTTCGTGGCACTGCCGTATTTGCAACGCCTACTGGTAACAACAATACCACCCCCGGTTCTAATGTTGTAACAGCATCTGCTACTGCTATTACTTACACAATTACTGGTTCAGGCGGTGTAGTTGGTGGATGCTTCTTGGTTACCGGTACTGGCGCTACATCTACTTTTGGTAATACTGGTGGTACTTTATACAGCGCTGGCGCATTTGGTACAGCTAAGACCACAACAGCTGGCGATACTGTAAGCGTTACATATTCTACAACTGCGACTAGCTAAGGAGTCCTAAATGGCTCTAGTGCTGTATGACCGAGTCCAACAGACTGGTACTGCTAACACAACCGTAAGTTTTACATTAAGCGGAAGCGTTACAGGGTATCAGTCTTTTGCCGTTGTCGGTAACGGAAACACCACCTATTATGGCGCTGTAGATGCTTCTGGTAACTGGGAAGTAGGTCTTGGCACTTACTCTACTTCTGGGCCAACATTAACACGCACAACGATTTTATCGTCTTCAAGCTCCAATACTGCGGTTAGCACGTTTAGTGGCTCTGTTAACATATTTGTTACATACCCTGCTGAAGATGCAGTTTATTTAAATGCTAGCGGTAACGTAAGCCCATTAGGTACGATTACATCAGGAACTTGGAGCGCTACTACGATTGCCGTAGCTTCTGGCGGTACAGGCGTTACTACTTCAGCTAGCAATAGTGCTAACTCGGTTGTATTAAGAGATGCCAACGTAAATATAGCGGCAAATAATACTTTTAATAGTTACACAGCAGTTACAGCGGCAGGTCTAACGACCACAATGACAGCGGCTTCTAGCTTTTATCAGAAGTTAGTTGCAGGATCAGGAAACCAAACATTTAAGCTGCCAGATGCAACCACCCTGCCTACTGGCGCAACATATATTTTTGACAACGATTCGACTGGTAATTTAATCATTCAAGATAACGCTGGTGGCGCAGTAGATACTATTCAGCCCGGATCGCTTGACTGGATTTATTTAGAAGCTAACGGAACCAATGCTGGTTCTTGGGGACAGTACGCATTTATCCCAGCTTCGTATGACTTTAATACTACTACCGCTGCTTTTGGCGGTGCCACAATTACTAATGCATCGTGGAGTGGATCTACGATTACTACAGCATTTGGTGGTACAGGATTAACTACATTTAGCTCCTCTAACTATGCCATTTATTCTACATCGCCATCTACTTTAGTTGCGGGTACTTTACCCGTTCTTGCTGGTGGTACGGGCGTAACAACTTCTACAGGTTCTGGTTCTAACGTATTAAATACTTCACCTACTTTAGTTACTCCAACGTTGGGTGTAGCAAGCGCTAGTTCTTTAGCGTTGGGTTCGGCTTTAGCTGTGTCTTATGGCGGCACTGGAAATACTTCTGGACAAGCCGCTTCAGTAGCCTATGCTTTAACAACAGGAACAGGTTTAAGTGGAACTTCATACAATGGATCTACAGCAGTTACATTTAGCGCTACTGGCTCAACAATTAATTCTCAAACATCAGCTTATACATTAGTTGCTTCAGATGCTGGTAAAACAATTTCAATTACCACTGGCGGTGTTACCATACCATCTTCTGTATTGTCTTCAGGTAATATTGTTACTATCTATAACAACTCAAGCTCAAGCCAAACTATTACTCAAGGAAGTGGATTAACACTACAGTGGGCTGGGCAAGCATCTTCAACAACCGGCAATAGAACTCTAGGTTTATATGGTATTGCTACTCTTATATATATAACTTCAACTAATGCAGTTATATCTGGAGCAGGATTAACCTAATATGACTATACAACAAATGTTTTTAGGAAGTATAGGAATTTTAAAAACAACTACCATAGAAACTTTAGTTATTGCTGCTGGCGGTACTGCAGGTCAGAATGGTGGCGGCGGTGGCGGTGCTGGAGGTGTTGTATATACCGCTTCTTACTCTATTACTGCAGGTTCAACATATACAGTTGTCGTTGGTGCTGCTAACGGTGGTACTTCAGGTGGCGGTGACTCTGGGGTAAGCGGAGGCAATTCAAGCATTACAGGACAAACAGCTGCAGTAGGTGGCGGAGCTGGTGGCGGTCGAGATTCTGGAACATCACTTTCAGGTGGTTCGGGTGGCGGAGGCGCTGGATACTCTAGTGGTGGTGGCAGCCCCACTCCCGGTGGTGGAACATCAGGTCAAGGTAGCTCAGGCGGAACTGGATACGGCGATGCTGGTGGTCAATCTGGTGGCGGCGGTGGTGGTGGCTATTCTTCAGCTGGTACAGCTGGATCATATGCTCAAGGCGGTAATGGTGGTAACGGGTATTTAAGTTCTATTAGTGGAACATCAACCGGATACGCTGGCGGCGGTGCTGGATCAGGATTAGATTACGCAGATTTTGGCGGTAAAGCAGGGTCCGTTCAAACTGGATATGGTGGTGGTGGGCCTCAAAATGGATCAAGAGATGGAAGGGTAAATTCGGGAGGCGGAGGAGGTTCTCTTGCTAATGGAACTAACTCAGGAGATTCTGGTGGAGGTAATGGCGGTTCTGGTATAGTAGTAATTAGATATCCCAATACTTATGCAAATGCAACATCTACAACAGGTTCTCCTTCATTTTCTAATACGGGCGGATTTAAAATTTATACATTTACAGGTTCAGGAACTATTACTTTTTAATCATGGCTCACTTTGCTCAACTAAATGATAATAATGTTGTTATAGGAATAGCAGTAGTTGCTAATAATGAATTATTGGATGAACACGGCAATGAAATAGAACAAAAAGGTATTGATTTTTGCAAGTTTTTATTTGGCCAAAATACTAAATGGGTTCAAACTTCATATAACGCTAATTTTAGAAAAAATTATGCTTGGACGGGCGGCACATACGATCCAAGATTAGATGCGTTTATTAACCCAAAACCATATGCTTCATGGATGCTAAACGAAACTAGTTGCAAATGGGAAGCCCCAACCTCAATGCCTACTACAGGCGGTCCTTATAAATGGGATGAAACAACTAAAACTTGGGTTAAATAGTGTTTGGAATAACTGCCTTTGCCCAAGCCCCGTTTGCCGCATTAGGTGGTAATGCTTATGTATTCTCGCTTACAGAAAACTTTAGTTTAGCCGATTCTAACTCGGTAACTGCAGCGCTTTTACAATCTATTAATGAGCCTTTTACGATAACGGACAATAATTCGCAAGCAGGGTTGTTTATTGAGACTATTTCAGAAGGATTTACTTTAGCCGATTCCAATACCGCTACGAAAGCCTTTTTAGAATCCATTACGGAAAATGTAAACCTTGCAGATTCTGAGGCTATAACTGCCGCATTTGCCGTATCCGATACCGAAAACTTTAGCCTAACTGATACCCCATCTACTTATTTTGCTGCATTAGAAAGCATTACCCAAGACGCTATTTTTGCCGATTCCAACACAAACCAGTTTGCTTTTGGGCAGTCTATTACAGAGCCGTTTACTATGGCGGACTCTAGAACTATAACTGCTCAGTTTGCCCAATCGGTTTCCGAGGCATTTACCTTGGCTGACTTTGAAACTATAACCGCCCAGTTTGCTGCCTCTAGAATGGAAAACTTAACGCTGGCGGACTTAGAAACCATTGTTTCCGTGTTTTTCTTGTCTATCGTAGAAAACCTTAGCGTAGCTGATGCCAATACTGCGGCCGCTGGATTCCTAGAAGCAATTACCGAAAACCTTAATTTAGCCGATTCTAACGCTACCCAGTCGGCTTTCCTAGAGTCTATTACAGAAAACTTTAGCCTTTTAGACTCCCTATTTAATACAGGATGGTTTAAAATCAACGATAATCAGACAATTACGTGGAACGCCATTAATAATACTGGATCCGTAACTTGGTCTAATATTGGGGATGCACAAACCCCCAACTGGGTAGTAATTAATAATACGCAGCAATAAGGGATAGATATGTCATCTTCATATACAACTAGCTTACAAATCCAAAAAATTGGAAATGGTGAACAATCCGGCATTTGGGGTTCTACTACCAATACAAACTGGGACTTAATAGAACAAGCCGTAGCTGGTGTGCGTACTATTACCATGAGTAATAGCAACTATACGTTAACCGCTCTTAATGGGTTATCAGATGAAGCCCGCAACATGGTACTTATTGTGCAAGGCACAAACAATACTACCTACCAAGTTATCGCCCCATTAGTTTCTAAAATGTATGTGGTCACTAACAACACTACTGGCGGTAACGCAATTACGATTGGCGCTTCTACTGGATCTGTTATTACTATTCCTAATGGAACTACCGCTCAAGTTTATTGCGATGGATCTACTGGTTTTTACTCAGCCCAAACTGGTTCTGCAGGAAATTTTACAATTAATGGTAACTTAAATGTTACTGGTAATTTGGCAGATGTAGGATCTTTAACTGGCACTACCATTGCGGCGTCTAATCAATTTTCCGGACCCGGAACAGGATTAAATGGAACTGCATCAAGTTTAACTGCAGGTTCTGCTAATACCTTAACAACAACTAATTTTTCAATTTCTGAATCTGGTGGTAAATTGGTTATTAAATACCAAGGTACTGCAGTAGCATCAATAAGCTCTACAGGCGCCATAGTTTCTGCTAGTACCATAACTCCAAACGGAACACCATAGGAATAAATCATGGCTCAATTTACAATAAGTGGCGATACAAGCGGGACTTTATCTTTAGCTGCCCCAGCATCGGCTGGTAGTACAGTTATTACGTTTCCCAACGTAACGGGCAACGCTTTAGCTTCTACTGCGGTATCAAGCTCATCTACCAATACTGTGACTAATAAAATTGCCGTAAACATTGGTGGCACAACGTACTACTTGCTAGCTTCTACATCAGGAACCTAATATGGCAACTATATTAACAGCCGGCACAACTACGGCAACTTCGCTTGTTATTAATTCGGATACTTCTGGCACTTTAGCTTTTGTAGGCGGCACTGGTACTGCTATGACTATTGCCAGCGGAGTTGTAACTTTAACTACGCCTTTAGCAGTTGCTTCTGGTGGTACAGGTACAAATACAGCCACAGGTTCTGGGTATGCAGTTTTAGCAACAAGTCCAACAATTACAACTCCTACCTTAACTGCGCCTAATTTAGGTACGCCCACTACTTTAGTTGGAACTAACATTACTGGAACTGCAGCTAGCCTAAACATAGCTGGACCAAACCTTTATGGAACAGCAACAAGCCTAACTATTCCCGGTGCAAATATAACCGGAACAATAACTAGCGCAACTATACCAAGTGCAAATGCGATTGCTAATACGGGTGGTTGGAACATTACTCCAACAGGAACAAAGCTTTACTTTAATTACAATGGCACTAACGTTGCCTCGTTAGACTCATCTGGAAACTTTAAAGTATTACTTACAACTCAAACTGGTACTACACCTTAATTAGGAGCAAAACATGTCAATTACACAATCTGGTACTTCAATAACTTTTAATGATGCAACATCTCAAACTACCGCTTTTCCCGGTACTTTTATAAACGGTCAATTTTTTAATTCTTCTGGAACATTTACAGTCCCTACTGGAGTTACTGGTGTAAAAGTTACGGCTCTTGGTGGCGGCGGCGGCGGCACTGGATTTAGTAATGGCGGCTATGGAAATAGTGGTGGCACTTCTTCCTTTGGATCATATGTAACTGGTACTGGTGGTAGCGGTGGTAGCCCAAGTGGTGGTGTAGGCGGTGGTACAGGTGGTGGCAATACATTAGCGTACGCTATAAATGGAGCTGGCGGTAACCAAGGTTGTGGGGCTTATGGTGGATATCCACTAGGAGTTTTTTATGGGCTTCCCTCTAAAGGTACTGGAGGCTCTCCTAATTATGGTGGTAGTTTTGGTGGTGGCGGAGGTATAGGGACAGGTTTTGTAACTGGATTAACACCCGGAGGAACAGTTTCTGTTACGGTAGGCGCTGGTGGAAATTCAAATGGTGGCGGTGGAGTTCCCGGAAGTCCCGGTAATTCTGGTGTTGTTCTTGTTGAATGGTAAAAGGAAAATAAAATGCCAGAACAAAATTATTTACAAATACAAAACAATGTTGTTACTAATATTGTTTATTGGGATGGGGGAACAGATTGGACTCCTCCAGCAGGTGCAACCATGTTAGTTCAAGCAACTACTCCAGCAATGGTGTGGGAACCAAATAATCCTACTGCACCAACGGCTTGGGTATTAACGGAAGTTATTGGGGCCGGCGCTATTGGTTTTACATGGAACGGAGCAGTTTTAACTACTAATGAACCAGAACCATCTACACCACCTGTTCCAGTTCCACCAGCTAAATCGCAAGTTAAAACAACAGGCACAGTAGCTGCATAATGGTAAACAATATTGGTATAACTCATCAATTTACTTGTGGAAATACAAGAATTGATGTTTACCATGCAAACAAAGGACAAGGTTTACCTAAGCATGAGCATAATTTTTCTCATGTAACTATGTGCAATTCTGGAAGTTGTTTAATTAGTCTAGAAGGTCGTAACTATAGTATTGATAAAAATAGTCAGCCATTAAATTTACCTGCTAATGAATGGCATGAAATTGAAGCGTTAGAAGATAATACCGTATTTATTAATGTATTTTAAAAGAGTGCAAACTAAATGACGCAGTTTATTGGTATATACGAAAATGCTTTTTCAAAAGAATATTGCAAAAGAACAATAAAATATTTTGAAAATATGAAAGCTAATGGGTTTACAAAAAACCGTATGCAAGCTGAAAACGCATTAAAAACCATAAAGCAAGACGATGCTTTATTTGGTCATGACGAAGAAATTATTAATTTGTCAGGAATGGGAAAAATGTACCAAGAATTTAATGAAATTTTTTGGACAATTTATAAAGAACAATATTTACCTAATTTTGGTGTTTTAGAAGATTCTGGCTATCACAATAATTACGCATTTAAAATTCAAAAAACGCCTATTGGTGGAGGTTACCATGTGTGGCATTATGAATCTTGCAATAGAGAAATGTGTAATCGTTTGTTAACTTGGACGGTATATCTTAATGACGTAGAAGAAGGTGGGGAAACTGAGTTTCTTTACCAACATTTAAGAGTTAAACCTAAACAAGGGACGTTAGTTATCTGGCCCGCTGCTTTTACTCACACTCACAGGGGTAATCCCCCACTAAGTAATGATAAATATATTATAACTGGATGGACTGAGTTTTAAATGAATGAAATATTTAAACAACTTCTTACTGGCAAAGATAACCAAACTCATGATCTAGGGCGCTGGACTTGGTTTATTGGATTTATTGCCGTTATTGCGATTGCAGTTTATGAAGTTATGCAGTCCCACCAAATTAGCTTAACCGAACTTGCTTCGGCATTAGGTATTGTATCTGGTGCGGGTGGGGCTAGTGTAATGATGAAACAGAACTCAGAACCGGGGGCGTAATGTTATATGGAACCTACATCAAAGCTGGTTTACTTATTGTACTTGTATGTGGTGTGTTTTTCGCTGGCTGGCATACTAGGGATAGGGATTTTACTATTTACAAAGATCAAGTCCGAATTGAAGCAGAGAAAGCTCAAGCACATACGGAGTCGGTCCAGAAACAACAGGCATTAATTACTAAAGGAATCCAAGATGAATATGATGCGAAGCTTAGTCTTTTGCGCCAGTATTATGCTAACGGGGTGCGGAACAACAATGGTGCCAGTACAGTGTCCGGCATTTCCTCAACCACCAAGCTCTCTGATGCAATCGCCGCCTACAATCAACTTGCTTCAGATTGCGCAGCCACAACCCTCCAAACCGTAACACTCCAGCAGTGGATTAATGAACAGTTGAGTGTCAAATGAATAAAGAACAGCTAGCCGCTTGGGTGACTTTAATTGCTACTTTCACGTTATGTGTAACAGTAGTGTCTATGGTCAGCGTATTTATGATGGGTTTTTTTGACCCTCAAGTAGACAACAACAAGTTATTTGAAATAGTCGGACCAGCTTTCCAAACTATTGTAGGTGGCTTTATTGGATTAATTACAGGTATTAAAATAGGTTCAGACGAATGAAACCAGAACAACTAACACAGCTTGGTATTGACGCAGCAACATGGTATACCCCACTAATAGATATGTTTGCTAGGTATAACATTAATACTACGCAGCGCCAAGCATCTTTTATAGGACAGTGCCAACATGAGTCAAACAATTTCAGAACTTTGGAAGAGAACCTTCATTACTCTGCCGATGGACTTATGCGTACATGGCCCTCAAGATTTCCTAGTGCAGATGTGGCTCAACAATATGCAAACAATCCAGAAAAGATTGCAAACAAAGTATATGCAGGACGCATGGGAAATACAGAAGAAGGTGATGGCTGGAAATATCATGGACGTGGCGTTATTCAATTAACTGGGCGAGAAAACTATGAGCGTTGTGGAACGGCAATTAGCGCTGACCTTATTAATCAACCACAGCTTTTGGTTGAGCCTCATTACGCTGTTTTGTCTGCCGGTTGGTTCTGGAATAAACTTGGCCTCAACGATTTGGCGGACGCTCAAGAATACGGTCAGATGACTAGACGCATTAATGGTGGTACATTAGGGCTGGAAGACAGAATTGCTAAAATAACTAAAGCAAAACAAGTACTAGGGTAAACCCGTATGCCATTACAAAAACTACAATTTAGACCGGGCTTAAATCGTGAAGGTACTATCTACTCTAACGAGGGTGGCTGGTATGACGGGGATAAAATTCGGTTTCGTTCTGGGCTACCAGAAAAAATAGGTGGTTGGGTTCAAGTATCCAATAATCAATTTCAAGGTGTTTGCCGGTCTATTTGGAACTGGCTTGATGGTGATTCTGGTGTAGGTAATCAATATATTGGCGTAGGCACAAGCTCTAAATACTACATCTATTCTGGCGGTGTCTATAACGACATTACACCTATTTATAAAACTGAAACCCTTACAGGACCTTTTACAACTGCATCTGGTTCATCTATTGTTACAGTAACCGATAATGCCTATAGCCCAGCAGCGGGTGATTATGTCAATTTTTCAGGCGCCACCGCAATCGGTGGGGTATTAGTTTCTGGTGACTATATGGTTGCCTCTGTATTATCAGGCACTCAGTACACAATTATTGTTGCTCAAACTGCATCTGCAACGGTTACAGGCGGTGGCACAGTTACAGCCCAATATGAATATCCATCAGGTAATACTGTTTATTCTGTGGGTACTGGATGGGGCGCAGGGCCTTGGGGTGGAATTACTCCAGCAATCGCTACTTTACTCCCTAATAATCCATTCCAAATTAACGCAGGTAGCAACGTAGTTACAGTTACGCAACCTAATCATGGATTTACTGCGGCTGGTCAATATGTAGCATTTTCTAATGTAAATGGTTTAGCAACTACACCAACTACATATTCTTTTACATCGGGTACTTACGGTTTTAAATCTGGCACTTATGATCTTTCTGGCGCTACTTATGATACTTTGGGTTCTAACTATTTAAACGGAACCTTTACGATTGCTAGCATAACAAATGCAAGTGCTTATACGATTGTGGTTCAAAAGACCGTGCTTGCTAATATGGTGGGTGGTGGTGCTGGAGTTATTGAGTATGGACAATCTGGGTCACAAGGTTGGGGTCAAGCATATTCATCAGGTATTGGTTCTCAGTTACGTCTTTGGTCTAATGATAATTTTGGAGCCGACTTAGTTATTGCACCTCGTGGCGGACCAGTATTTTATTGGCAAGATGTTAATGGGGTATCTACCCGCTCTATATATTTAAGTAGTTTAGCTAATACTACAACTGCGGTAAGCGATGCTTCTACTTTTACGGCTAGCGCCACATCTATTACTGTAACATCCGCCAACGCTCCGTATATTTATCCTTACATGTATATTACGGGTAATAATATTTCTGCTGGGACACAAGTAGCTTCTACATATATTACTGGGTCAACAACGGTACCTATTACATCTCCAACTACTGGAACTAGCTCTTCTATATATAACTTCTCGTACGCAGGGGCATTTGTGCCTACCGAGACATACCAAGTTATTTCTTCGGAAGTTCAAGAGTTTTTAATATGTTTTGGCGCTAATCAATATAGTCCTAATAACGCCAATACTACATTTAATCCAATGACAGTACGTTGGTCTGACCAAGCTAATCAATATCAATGGATTCCAATTATTACCAATCAAGCCGGTGAATATACGTTATCTAACGGCTCCTACATTATGGGCGCACGGGCAACCCGCCAAGAGATTTTAGTTTGGACTGATTCAGCTATTTATTCTATGCAGTATATTGGCGCTCCTTATGTTTGGGGCTTTCAGATTTTGATGGACAACATATCTATCATGTCACCTAACTGCATGATTACAGTAAACAATATTACTTACTGGATGGGACGAGACCGTTTCTATATGTATGACGGTACAGTTAAAACCCTACCATGTTCATTAAAACAATACATATTTGAAGACTTAAACCAAAATCAATCCTACCAAGTATTTGCTGGCGCTAATGAAGGTTTTAATGAAGTATGGTGGTTCTATTGCAGCAACTCAAGCCAAGACACTAAAGTAGATAAGTATGTGGTTTATAACTATTTAGATAATTGCTGGTACTACGGTAGCATGGCAAGAACTGCTTGGTATCAAACTGGAACTCAGCCTTACCCTATTGCAGCCGATTACAACGGCAGATTACTTTATCATGAGAATGGTAATGACGATAACTCAGTACAGGGCGTAACCACACCTATAAATGCTTATATCCAGTCTTCAGACTTTGATATTGGGGATGGTAATAACTTTGGGTTTGTATGGAGAATGTTGCCGGACGTAAACTTTAATAGTTCAACAACTAACCAGCCATCGGTCACTATCCAGCTCCAGCCTAGGTTAAATTCGGGTACGGCTTATAACACCAATGCAGATAACCCCACGGTTCAAAGTAGCCAAAACTTTTCTACTAATGTACCAGCATATACAGTTGACCAGTTTACTGGGCAGGTCTATACCCGTGTTCGGGGTCGCCAAATGGCATTTAGATTACAGTCTACCGGTACTGGGGTAGCATGGCAGCTAGGCGCACCTCGTATAGATATTCGTATGGATGGTCGTAGATAATGGCTATTAAATTCTACAATGGTACTGCGTTAAATCCAGCACCGCCAAACTTGCCCGTTTCAGCGCCAGAAAACTATACCCCGCAGTTTGAGAACCAAATCCTTAATGTGCTACGGCTGTACTTTAACCAGCTAAATAACTTTTCTCAGGCTACGGCAACGCCCGATAATGGTACAACGGTTAATAGACCAACGGCAAACCAACAAATTGGGCAGTTTTACTTTGATACAACTCTAGGTTATCCTATATGGTGGAACGGTAAAAAATGGGTAAATTCTAGCGGAAGTGCAGTATGAATGAGCTAATTCATGCAACTTTTAGTAAAATTGAAGCTATATTGCCAGCGTTACGAACAGCGCCGCAAGTTGAGTGTATTGAAAAACATCATTTTGCGCCAGGCTTATATGTAAAAGAAATAACTATGCCAGCTGGTTCCATTATAGTGGGGAAGCCGCATAAAACAGAACATTTGTGCATCATGCTTCAAGGGCGTATGAAGTTGCTTAAGCAGGATGGGGAGGTTGTGGAGCTTGTTGCTCCTATGACTTTTGTAGGAAAACCGGGTAGAAAGATAGCTTACATAATTGAAACTGTAGTTTTTCAAAATGTTTTTGCAACAGATGAAACTGATATAGAAAAACTAGAAGATATGTTTGTAGATAATCCCCTATTAGAAGGAAGTTAATATGGCAATGGTAGATGTAGCAGTAGCTGGCGCAGCCGCCGAAGGCGCATTTGTAGCCACCGATGCTGGCTTAGCGTTGACTGCTGGCGCTGGATTTACTCTTGATGCTGGTTTATTAGCAGCCCCAGAAATTCTTGATGCTTCTCTTATGGCTGGGGCGGCTGAGACATATGCCGGTGCTGCTATGCCTGGAGTTGTTAGTTCTGCTGCCCCCGAAATTGCTGCTGAAACCGTTAGTGGAGCTGCCCCTGCTGTCGCTGCTACTCCAGAGGCTGTTGCTGGACCCTCTGCGGAATTAACTGGCGGTCCTCAAGTTGGTATTAATCAAGTAGCAAATGCTCCAGGAGTTGTATCTGATGTAGGTGTAAACCCTGATTACACAGCTTGGCAAAATGCTCTTAATAGTGGTCAAACTATCCCAAACAATCCTTTACCCGGTGAATTTAATCCTTCCGCTACCCCTACACCCACTGCTGACCAAGTATTAAACGCTCCGGCATATAGCTCTACACCAACTGGAACCCCATATTCTGGTCAAGGTTTAAACCCAGGAGCCGCTAATACTGGACCATTAAATGCTTTTGCACCGCAATCTCCATCGGGTATTGATTCATTAGGCAGCGGTTTTAACTCTGCTTTGAACTGGATGGGTGACCACCCAATTGTTACGGGGCTTGGTTTGTATTTTGGCGCAAAGCAACTTGGTTTAGGGCGTCCAACTACATATAGTACTCCCGGCGCTAGCAACACTATGAATACTGGGCATTACAATTTAAACCCAAGTACGTTTCAACCCGGTCGTATGCCGGTAACACAAAACCCTGTTCAGCCTACATATCCAAATTATGTAAATACTCCGTATCAAGGTCCTGGCATGGCGTCAGGCGGTATAGCAAGTTATAAAAACAGTAATTATAGAGATGTAAAAGACGTTCAAGATGAAAGCGCTATGATGAGCCAGTATGAAAATATGATGACCGGTTCAAACGCGCCAAGTTCGCAAGATCCTTCTTGGATAACTAATCCAACCATACCAGCAGATAATCAATTAGTAGATGCAAATACTAAAGGTATGATGCCTTATGAAGCCGCCAATTATAGAACTGCCCAAGCTATGGCAGGAGCTGGTATGCCCACTTCTGCTGGTAGAGGTATTGTTCAACCTACTATGAATTACGGTACTGTTAATACAGACCCAGCTATGGTTCGTGCGGCTATGGCACAACAGCAACAACAAATACAAGGCGCTGCGCAAGGTGGCATCATGGGTTACAGCTTAGGAGGCTATGCAAGTGGTGGAAATCCCCGTTTACTTAAAGGTCCTGGCGATGGTATGTCTGATAACATCCCTGCTACTATCGGTGATAGACAACCTGCCCGTTTGGCTGATGGTGAGTTTGTTGTCCCTGCGGATGTCGTCTCTCATCTTGGGAATGGTTCTACTGACGCTGGTGCTCAAAAATTACATACAATGATGGATAAAGTTAGAATGGATAGAACGGGTAAAAAGAAACAAGCACCCGCAGTTAAGGCAGATAAATACATACCAAAATGACAACACTTGTATACGCAGACGTAGACGGATTTAAAATTGTTAATGAGTTAGATGATTTATTTCCAGCGCATTACGATGAATTATGTGTAACAAAAGAGTTTGAGTATGAACCAGACTATGACGCATATAGACGTTTAGCTGAAGCAGGAATGTTAAGAGTTATTACTTGTAGGGCAGATGGTGAATTGATTGGGTACATTATATTTTTTATATCCCCCCACTTGCATTATAAGTCCTGTATTACGGCAACAGAAGATTTGTATTTTGTGCGAAAAGATTATCGCAAAGGTAGAGTAGGAATTAAGTTATTTCAGTATGCTGAAAAGGTATTGAAAGAACGTGGGGTACAAAGAATAATTATGCATACTAAAGTGCATTTGGACAATTCCAGATTATTCGAGTATTTGGGTTATAAACAAACTGATAAAGTTTTTAGCAAAATGATAGGAAATTAATATGGGCGGAGGCGGCGGATCAGCACCAGCAGCACCACAACAAACGTCTAGTAACGTATATCAGACTAATATTCCTGATTATGCGCAGCCGTATGTTACAAACATGCTTAACGCTACTCAAGCGCAGCTGTTTAATAGCGACTCTAGCGGAAACATAACTGGGTTTAATCAGTATCAACCCTATACAGGGATGAATGCCCAAGAGTTACAAAATGCTCAGCAAGCTGTGGCAGGGTTTTCTCCGCTCCAACAACAAGCTCAATCTTCCGCTGCTAATTTACAAACACCGGGTCAATATGGACAAGCTATGGGTGTTACCGGTCAGGGTATTATGGGGTCATATAACTTAGCCAACCAAAATGCTGCGCTAGGTCAAGCGGCTAACCCACAAAACTTTCAAAACCAAGTAGGTGGTTATATGAACCCCTACATTCAAAACGCTTTAGCTCCAGCACTGCAATTAGCTAATCAACAGTACGGTATAGCTGGAACTCAAATGGCCGGTCAAGCTACTGGGCAAGGTGCTTTTGGTGGAACACGTAGCGCGTTACAACAAGGTTTAAATCAACAAAACCAAATGTTGGCGCAAAATCAATTAATTGGTAATGCCTATAACCAAGCTTTTGGCGCTGCACAAAACCAATACAACCAAGACGCTGGCTATCAGTTACAAGCAAACCAAGCCGCACTTGGCGCAATTGGTCAAGGTCTAAGTGGAGCTAATCAATTAGCTGGTTTAGGTGGACAGCAGCTTGCAGCGCAACAAAGTATTCTTGGTACACAAGCAGCGCAAGGTCAGTTGCAACAACAGAACGCGCAAAACGTTATTAACCAAGGCATTCAAAACTACGCTACAGCGCAGCAATATCCGCTTATGGAGTTGGGCACTATGTCCAATATGTTGCGTGGTCTACCAATGCAATCTGCAACTACCCAGCAATATCAAGCAGCGCCAAGTTCATTAGCTCAAGGCGTGGGCGCCGCAGGCACTGCCGCAACACTTAGCGCGTTAACTAAATCTAAAGAAGGTGGTTTGCTTAAGTCTAAAAAGATGGCTAGTGGTGGTATTGCTAGCTATGGTGAAGGTGATATTGTTGATAGTACCAAGTATGATTTAATGGACATGCCTACTTTAGATTTGCAAAAAGAACTGGCTTCAACTGATAGCGATACCATTAAAAATCAAATTAAAAGTATTCTTGCAATGCGCGCTGGCGCACCTATGACGGCGGCTGGTGGTGGCATTATTGCCTTTGCTGATAGCACTCCAGAAAATAATCAAAGTTTAGTACAATCTGACCAACCAACTCAAGCTGATCCAGCTATGGTTAATAAAGCTTATATTGAAGCAGCACAACGTCAAGCCACTGAATCTGGGTATGTACCGCCTAAACCTGCTCCAGCTGCGCCTCCAACTCCTATAGATACTTCTAATGCAATGGGAGTAAATACAGGAATATCTGATACTGGTAATTTTGGGGATGTCGGTCGTGGTATTTCTGATTGGTGGAAACGTAATACATCAGGTTCTCCTGAGGCGCTATTAGCAGATAAACAAATTACTCAAGCGCAATATGACCAAATCAAAGCTAGAAATGCACAGCCAGCTCCCGGTGCTATAACTAACGCCGCCCCCGCTGCTACTCCTGCTACTCCTGCTGCTACTCCTGCCGCCACTCCAGCAGTTAATCCCCCCGCTGCCGCCCCTGCTGTTGCGCCTGGTTCTATTAAACAAGCTGCGCCAAAACAACAACTGTCACCTGGTGAAGCCCATAGCACAATCGAAGCTAAAGCTAAAGAAGCTACAATTAGAAACGCTACTGATCCAAACTCAACCAATATATTTGGTATGAAGCTGCCAGATGACGACTACGTAAGAAGTAGAATAAAAGAACAACAAGATTTACTTGGACCAAATGATGTACAAAGCCAAGTTGATAGACAAGAAGCTATTCGCCAACGTGAAGAAAAAGCAGCTAAGACTAGAGACAATCTTGCTTATGCCCAGTTGTTTGCAAAAATGGCAACTACTCCCGGTTCATTTATTGTAGCTGCTATGACTGGCGTTCAATCAGCTATTCCAGCTTTAATTAGTAGTGCAGATAAACGTAATGAAGCAATGAATAAAGTAGACGATGCTATTGCCGCTATTTATAAATCAGACCGCTTAGAACGCGCCGGTATGGTTAGTGAAGCTTATAAATTAAAACAAGATGCGACTAAAAATTATTTGGAAGCAAGCCACTATATAATGGATTACCAAACTAAAATGGCGCAAGTTGGTGCAGAGTATGCTAAAGCTGGAGCTACAAAAGAAAATACAAATTATTTAGCTGGCGCTAAACTTGTAGAAAATATGGAAGCTGCTAATGAAAAAATACGAAATTCTGACGAGTATAAAAAAGCTAAACAAGATGTAAAAGTCTTTGCAAAAAATACAAGTGATTTTGGTAAAAATTCATATGATATAGCGCAAAAAACTCTTGCTGATGCTGAAGCAAGAATGAAGGCCAATAGCGAACGCGCTTCACAAGTTATGGAAAATGTTACCCCAGCAAAGTTTAAAACTTCAAGCAACGCTGCACCAGCAGCTGCGTCTACTCCTTTGTACGCTTCTAATGGTAAGGGCGACCGTATTATATCTAATGATGGTGGAAAAACTTGGCAGCCTGTTGGAGTTAAATAATGAATCTCCCAGAAGGGTTTCAACTTGAAGAGCAAAAGCCAAATTTGCCTGAGGGTTTTCAGCTTGAGCAGCAACCGCAGGCTGATCCATTAGGTAGATTTGTTGCTAAATCTGAAGAAGCTGCGCCGCAAGAAGGACCTAAACAAGTAGGTGAAAACGCGCCAGATTTTATGCGCGGTCTTACTAATGAATTAGGTAGCCTTCAACAAGTATATGGCGGAGCTAAAGTATTAGCTGGTAAAGCGCTTGGTAGTGAAAATTTAATGCAGTCTGGTTTAGAGTCCATGAAACAGGGCGAAGCTAGAACAGAAGTTAAGCCTACCGACGATTTAACTGAAGCTTGGAAAAAAGGTATTGGTTCTGTAGTAGGTGATTGGCTTCCATACCAAATGGGTAGCGGGGCAGGTAATATCCTTGAGACTCTTGGCTTTATGGGAATTGGTGCTGGCACGGGTGCTTTAACAAGTATGGGTGCTGCGGCATTACCGGGCGCTGTGGCTGGTGTAGTAGAAAAGTCATTAGTGAAAAAAGGCGTTCTAATGGCTGCGGAGAGTGTTTTAAAAGAAACCGCACAAAAAGAATTAGCCGCGGGCGCAACTAAAGAAGCCGCACAAGCAGCTGCCAAATCAGCGTCTGAAAAATTTATTGCCGACGAAACCGCTAAAACATTAACAGATATACAAGCTAGACAATACGCTAGCACAGCCGCTAAGAACATTGGCGGTAATATGGGTCTTATTTCGCAAGCTGGTTTACACGGAGCTGGTGAAGTTACACAACAAGCGGTACAGCAAGCCCAAGAAGAAGGTCGTGCCCCTACTGATATAGATATGGGTCGTGTAGTACCAGCCGCATTAGTACATGGAGTCGCCGATTATTTTACAGAAAAGATTGGGTTACATGCTTTAGACGGTATGGCAGCTAAGTCTTCTGGCAAGATGATTCAAGACATAGCTAAGGCTATTGCGCTTACTGGTACTAAAGAAGCTGTCCCAGAAACAATTCAAGAGATTGCGCAGCGCTACGGCGCAAACATGTCATTAACTGATGCCGACGCTCTTAAAGACTATTTAAATACTATTGGCGCTTCTTATGCCATGTCGGTAGCCCCTGCTGGTATTGGTGGTGTCAGGGCTAATCTAGCGCATAGAGTTGGTGAAACTGCAGAAGAAAAAGCTTTAGCTACTAAACAAGGTAACTCACCTGTTACGCTAGGTCCAGATGGTAAACCACTTGTAGAACCAGAAATTAAAGATGAAGTAGCGCCAGACCAAACAACGGCTAAAGAATCTATTTATGACGTACCTAAACAAGAAGCATCTGACTATCTTGCTAAAATAGATTCTGGTGAAACACAACCTAACGCTTCTACACTTAAAAAACATTTAGCGGCGGTGGGCGCAACAATGCCAGATACTGGTCCTGGGTTTAGAGATAGAGCATTAGAAGCATTAAAAAATCATTTAACACAGGAGACGCAAAATGTCGGAACAACAACTGTCACTGGAACAGATAGAACTGGCACTCAAGTACCTGGACAACAAGGAAGCACTGGAATTACCTCAGGAACTACCACCACTGACACTGGAGGATTGGGTGGAGTTAAGCCATTTGTTGACTTGTCTGAAGCAGGAGAAGGACCAAAGCGCGCTACACTAGGTGAAAAAATAGAACAGCTTCGTCAGCAAGCGTTTGAATTAAATAAAGACGTACTTAATCCAGATAGTGGGTTGGATGGTGAGGCACTACAACAAAGAGCCGCACAGGTTAGAGCTTTAAATGAAGAAGCAAATAGACTTGAGCAACAAGGTAAAGAAAAGTCTGCGGCGGAACAAAGAGTAGAAGCTATAAAAGCACAAAAAAACTTAGGTACTGAAGAACAAAAACCTTATTTAACTACTCAAAGTGTATATAGCGCACAGGCACCGGGAGATGTTGACACAGGTATTAATCATGCCGGACATGAGCAGGCATTTGATGCTTACGATACTGTTGACTATAAAAATGGTGTATTACCAGAACTTAAAACAATAGCTGAAGAAAAAAATAAACAGCAACAAGAAAAGCGCGATAAATTAGCTTCGCAAATGAAAGATAACGGCGAAAGTCCTAAAGCCATTAAAGCTGCTTTAGCACAAATAAAAGATTTTAAACCTGGGGCACCCCTTGAGTTTATGTCTGAACAAGAGCTAGTAGATTTATATGACAAGCACTCTGGCAAAACTAATTTTGATAAGAGTGAAGCCACTACCCGCAAAAAAGACCAAGAGTCTCGTAATCAGTTTGTAAGTACGTTAGAGCCTTTACAACAAGCCAAAGTTAATGCTGTTGCGCAACGTTCTTTTGCAGATGAAGTTATTGCTGGAGAACGCCGTAAGAAACAAACTACTGAAGCTGACCAACGCAAAAATAGAGAAAAGAAGCAAAAAGATAAAGCATTCTTTGATGTACAACAACAGCTGGAAGAAGCCAAAACAGACGTAGCTGAGCGTGAAAAACAAGCAAACGAAGCCGCTGAAAAAGAAGCTAGTGAAGAAAAAGATTTAGAACAGACAGCTAAAGAAGTATCTGCCGCCGCTGAAAAAGTATTGCCTAAGAGAGAAAAGACTCCTCCTTCTCCTAAAGAAAGAACTGTATCTAAACGGATACAGAATATTACACAGGCAATTAAAGATAAAAGCTTACCAGCTTTATTAAAAGCCGTTGGCGGAACAAGACGTGGCAGTGATCCAGCTACCGTTCAGATTGCTAATATATTTGATAACTTACTAGCTACATTTACTACTAATACTAAGATTCAATTTGGTGAAGTAGAAAATGGCGCACCCGGTAAATATGATCCAGCTACTGATACTATTACTATTCAAGGTAATGATGAACAAGGTTATACAGGTAAACGCGCATTAGATGAAGTTGCTTTGCACGAAGTATCGCACTCCGTGTTAGACCACGTATTTGATAATCCAGAAGCTTATATTAAATCCTTGCCGGGCGAAAAACGCGATGAAGCGCGCGCCGCATTAAACAGATTAAATAATAACTACAAGAAGATTAAAGCTAAGTTTGGTAATAAATATAACATTGGCACAATAAAAGAATTTGCTGCAGAGTTTTGGTCTAATTCTAATTTTCAAATGGATTTGGCGTTGATGCCGTCTGAATCTACTTATGCGCCAAAAGACAATATGTTTACAGCTATTGTTAGAACTCTTGCTAATGTATTTGGTGTAAGCAGTAAAGATGAAGCAGTAAACTTTAAAGAGATTGCTGAAGATTTAGCTAGACTTATCTCAGCGCCAAGCGAAGGCATTATTGGTAAAGAAGTATCTTATGCCAAAAAAGCAGAAACTGAAGATACGTTGTGGACTAGTGATAGTAACGGTACTACTATCAAAGAAAAAGACCAACCTAAGAATCTTAAATACTTTAAAGATTTATTATTTACACGCCAAGGCTGGAGACGGATCGCTAACGCTGTTCAAAACGATCGGTATGAAGTTAAACACTGGCAAAACATTAATGACTTGGCTGGTTTAATTTATTACGCTGGTAATAAGATGAATAACATATACGGGCAATTAGTCCGTGCGCCGGCACAAGCTATGAATTTATACCGATCTGTTATTGAAGGTACAAGAGAAAAATTAGACAAAGCTATTTATGATATATCTAAATCATCTGGATTAAATATTCAACAAACTTTAGATAGAGTCCATGATATTGCAGTAGCTTTACACGATTACGAGCGCCGTGAAGTTAAGTATTTAAAAATTGTTCCATTAGATAATACTAAAAAAGACTTTACTCATAACGGTCAAAAGATGACTGCCGCAGAGTTCCGTGATATGGCATTTAGTAAATTAAACGATAATAAAACTACTGACGCACAAGCTCGCCAATTACGGCATGAATTAAACGCTATTGTATTTACTAAAAATTCTAAAGGTGAGCTATCGCCCAACACCAAGTATGTTAATGAACTAGGTGAAAGCCCACGGCAAAAAGTAGACCAAAACGGGGCGCGTATTGGGGTGCCTACAAATATTGATAACGTAGAATATAACGTATCCGCATTAACGTTTCAAAAAGCGCAACAACGTTTGTTGGAATATCATAAATTTTCATACAAAAAAGAAATAGATACTGCGCTTGAACAACTTAAAGAGCTTCATACTAAGACAACTGAGCTTAATAAAATGGCTAACTATTGGTCACAGCCTGTAAGTAACCACGTAGCTTTTTATGGTTGGGATCATTACGTACCTTTAGTTGGGTTTCATACAGATGAAGATGAAGCTTTAAACTTTAACAGTAAACGTATGGGTAGAGAATTACAAGATAAAATCTATTCATTTGAAGGTCGTACAACAGAATCTGATAACGTAGTTCTTCAATCTATGAAAGATGCGGTAAGCGCCGCGGGACGTGCCGGTCGTAAAGATTTGACTTTAGCAATTAAAAACGCAGCTGCTTACGATAAAAAATTAAATCCTAATGGTCAAGGTATTTTAAAACATGCAAAAGTTATTCTTCATTTAAATTTTGAAGACCGCAAAAGCGATGACGTATTAAATAAATTACCTAAAGAAAATACCGTATTCCACTACAACCCAGATGGTAGCATTGATGTTATTGAAATCGCTGGTAAAGATAGAAGAATGCTTGAGTCTATCCGTCGTACGTTTACCCAAACCAATCCTATGGTTGATGTAGCTAATAAAATTACTAGCACGTTGGGTATGATGCATACTCGTTATAACTTTAACTTTGCACCTTTAAACTTTGTTCGTGACGCGTTAACCAACGCTTGGGCTATTGGCGCTGAAATGGGTCCGATGCAATCAGCTAAATTTATTGCTGATATTTCTACCAAGGTTGTGGCTCAAAACAGCCTAGGTAAAGCTATGAAAGTAGCTTCGTTGTATGAAAACAATGACATGGCTGAAATTGAAAAACTAGCGTATGGACCTGGAGGTAAAAATGGTGACCATAAAGGTGGTGATCCAATCATCAAGGATATGCATGAGTATATCCAAAAAGGCGGTTTAGTTAGTTACTTGCAAGGTCTTTCTATTAAATCTAATTTACAACAATTAAATAAAGATTTAGGTCGTAGCAGAATAATGCGTAGTAAAGATCAACTAGATAAGTTTTTAGACATATGGAATAACATGTTTGAATTATCTAGCCGTTCTGCCGCATACGCTATATCAAAACAAAACTTTAAAGCAAGTGGTATGGATGAAGAAGCTGCTTCTAATAAAGCAGTTGAATACGCTAAAAATTTAGCTAACTTTGAACAGGTAGGTAAGTATGGTAAAGAACTTGGTTCCGTATTTATGTTCTTCCGCCCATCTGCAACTGGCGCTGTTCGTGCTATTGAAGCTATTGCACCTGCATTCCAAAGCGTTGAAAATGTAATTAGAGATTTACCGCCCGGAACCAGTAAAGAAGCGCTTGATACATTTAGAAAAAACTTTGCAGAACGCCAAAGAAACGCAAGATATATGGCTACGGCTTTAATGGGTCTTGGCGCGCTGGCTTATACCATGTCACATATGATGGCAGGTGATGATGATTTGGGTCGTAATAAAGTAGAAAACGATGACCCAAGCCAATGGACACGCTTTGCACGGTTCTTTATCCCTGGAACTGATAGCCCGATACAAATGCCTTGGGGCTTTGGTTTAGGTTCTTTTGCAGCTGCTGGCGCTCAATTAGCTATGGTTGGTTCAGGTCATCAGTCTTTTGGTAACGCTGTGGGTAATATTGCAGCGCAGATCTCTTTAGACTCATTTGTACCTATTCCAGTATCCCGCATGCCAATCCAAGACAACCCAGCGTTGTGGATGCTTGATTCTTTAACGCCTAGCATGTTACGTCCAGCTATGGAGTTTGTAGTTAATAAGAACGGTCTAGGTCAAAACATTTACAACGATGCTAACCGCCGTATGGGCGATGCTTATTTAGGTGGCGACAATATTCCCGAAATTTATAAAAACATTGCGAAAGGTTTATTTGATGCTACAGACGGCGCTATTGACTGGTCGCCTAATAGTATTTATTTCCTTTCCAATAGCTATGCAGACGGCCCAGCTAGAGTTATAGAAACCACAGTTAATGGTATGTATTTAGCATCGGGGCAAGCGGAAGAAAAAGATACTTTAGCTAGATTAAAAAGCGCTCCATTAATTGGTTCATTTATTGGTTCTGTACCAAACGTAGATAGCCGCGAGTTTTCATCTATTGAAAATCAAATTAAAGAAAAAGAAAAAGTCTATACACAGGCTCAATTAAAGCCAGAAGTAGAAGCCAGTTATCTTGAAAAGAATCCGCTTGATCCAGAAATTATTGATTTTTATAACCATCAAGTTAATGGCAGATTAAAAGAACTGCGTCAACAAGCTAATCAAATTAGATTGATGCAGGGGCTTAACCCAAAAGAGCGAGCAGAAGCCTTGAAAGGTATTAAGCAAGAAGAGAACATTGTTAAGTATGAACTTGTACAACAGTTCAGAGGATATGGTTTAAAGCCTTAGGCAGTGCGCCAACAACGTACGCCTAGGTAGCCTTCCTTACTTGTAACAAAGCTCTTTACGCGCTTTCCAGCGCGCTTAGCCCCACAATCTATAGAATAGATTAACTCCGCTGGACGAAGGGTAGGAATAAAAAAACTATCCCCAACCCCCATACCCTCAAACGGTAGCAACCACTCTGGCTCAATGATCTGGTTCGGACTTATCATCTAAGAAATCATTCTTAATTAAATATACATAAGATGCTTGGGAGTTAGTTGTTGCTTTCCACCCAGTTTCCAAATGCTTTCTATCTACTTTAAGTAGAACACCACGTTCTTTTAAGTCTTTCTCAAACTCTCTGGTAGACATCTTGCGTTTATTTAAATACTCTTTAAGCGCTTCTTTAGATATGCGAGTAGGTTCATCCGTAGCAACCCTAGCAACTAACTTACCGCGCGGTTCATCAATTACCTTACCATCTTTAAGGCGTAGTATGTTACCCATATTCTCATATATAAAGTCATTAAGAACCGCAGTAAAGTCGTTGGCATTGATCTTAGAAATGTTTTGCTTCATGTAATTCAAAGTATCAATAGTCTTCTTATAAATATGTTCTATGTCATAGTCAAGAATACCCGCGCCAACTACAATCTCAGCCGCAGCAAACGTACAAGATATAAAGTTTTTGTAGTAACGATAAGATGCATCACCCTGAGTATCGTCTGTATAACGCTTACCCCATTTAGCTAACATTGCCATAACTTCTGGTGTGCTTAACTTAAACAGTTCTTTAATAAACATAGGACCTGCATGACCATAGTTAAATCTAAATGGGTCAAATATCTTTCTACCCAGCTCGTCTCCTTCCGGTCCTTTAAGGGCATCTGGTTGCTCTATATAAAGCTCTGCGTAGCGCGCTCTTTCACCATCAGGACTATTTCTAAAGCGCTCAATCTTACCTTCAATAGAATCGTTAGTAGTTAGAATACCAAATAGCGAGCAATTTAATGAGTGTTCACGCTCTGCGTTTGCAGAAGATTGCATCCTAATTTTGGCTGAGCCTTGAGATATTTTATGGATGAGTTGCGATAATACTTCTGGGTCCTTGTTAGTTACCTCGTCAAGACCAAAGACCATACTATGCAAAGCTACAAAACGCTGCACCAAGCCGTTATCTGTACTATCAAATACACATAGAGGCTTAGGACTACCAAACGTGCTGACAGCCGCATACATGGCTCCAGTCTTACCATTACCTGATCTACCATATAAACCTAGGGTAAACCCTCCCTGGTCAATAAATTCTAACAATGGAGAACCGAAACCCGATAGGCAAATTAAAGCATGCAACTCAAAGCCAGGTCGTTTTAACTCATGGGCAGTTTCTTGCCACTTCTCAAATGTACCTATAGGCTCAAAGTATTTTGCCAACTGCTTAACATAAGGCGATACAGGGGCTTCAACTGATTGGGTAGAAGATATGATTTCATTTTCACCAGCAACAAAAGTACGAGATTCCCATTCCTTACTAGTACGCCCTATTGACCAGCCAAACTGCATACGCATCTGCTGAGCTTTACTAATATTAATCATGTACTGACTCCACTTCACAAGATACTCTTGGATATTATTAATGTATTTAGGGGTATAGATTACCTGATGAAATGCTAAAGTCTTTTTAAGGTCTTCTAAACCATAGACTGATTTCATAGGTAATAAAAATTCTTTTAATCCGTCGTTAGGAAGAATCAAATTCATTGTCATACACTCACCATCTAGAGGACTAAATAGTCTACGCGTCGGATAAAGAATGTGGGCAAGTATCTCTACTGGGTCTTCGTAATGTACCTGACCTTTCTTATCTTGCTTCGGTGGCGGAGTGTAATAAATACCACCAACTTCTCCACGAATGTATGGCTTTAAATAGTCTGGGAAGACTGGAATTTTTTGGGTATTCTGTGTCTGCCGAACTGGCTCCGCTTCATTGGTTTTTTCAAAGAGGGCTGAGATTGCTTCTGGGATTGGTTCGACTCTTGGGGCTTCGGCAACGATTGAAGTTTCTTCGGTTGCTTCCTTAATAGTCTTGCCCAAAACGATAGGTGTATGAATCTTTCCACGATGTTTGCATCCTTTGCATCTGTCAGGGTTTTGGCTAGCCAAGTACTCGCAAGTCTGTGGTTTGCCGCGTTTAATAAACTCAAGTTTCTTTTCTTCTACTTGTTTCTCTGTGTAGTCTGGGTGATCTTTAGATACCTCATGAATCATCTTATCTCCGTCTGCACAGAAATAAGCGATGTTCATACTGGAGAACCAGTCGTCATAGCCAAGCGTATCAGCGTTTTCTAACCAATACTTAACTTGGGCGCATCCGTCACCAGACAGCGAACGCTGGGCTATTTTATAAAAGTCCCACTGGTAGTTATCTACCCGTTTCATAGCTAGCGTATCTTCATCTAACCCCCTGCGTACATTCGCAAATGGATCTTGAGCTGGCTGGTCAGTTTCGACCTCATCCATAAACTTCTTAAACTCATCAAAGTCATAGACTGTTATCTCTTCATCCAACACAGTAGCCATAATTGGTGGCGTGTATCTGTAGTTAAATGTATCAGGACAACGCATCAACCTAGCGCCATCTGCTGTCACTGATGTATCTATAGCTATGTGTTTAAGGCATAAAGATTTAAACTTTTCAGCTAAGGGTTTCCATTCTTCATAGGGTATATCCCTATCCATAACCCAATAGGCATGAAGCCCGCCGCCCGAATCAATGCAGGTAGGTTTAGGTAGTTCCGTTGCGCTAAGTAATTGTTGAAGGGCTTCTAGCGTACCCTCTTTGTCATCGTATGAATTTTTGCCGTGTGTATCTATGTCAATAAAAAAAGACCTAACATAAACACAACTCTCTGCTTTCCTACTAAAACCTTCAAATGATGCTGGCGCTACATATACGTTTACTTTCTTCTTTTTAAACTTCTCAACTAATTCAAATACATCTTCAAGTGTTTCTGCAAAGCGGTTCGTTATTTTGTTGTTATTCGGATCTATACCACTTACACAATAAACACCCTGCGATGGCAATGCTTTCTCGTAAAATTGTTTTAACATATGCGCAGAGTCTAAAAAGCCGAGATATCCTCGGCTCGGTTATAAGGCTAGGGTTTCCCCTAGGGTTAAATCTTTTCGCCTATCATTTCCTCAATATAAGCCTTAGCTTTAGCGGTTGTCTTGGCTGGCAATATTCCGTCATCCAAATCCTTTTCAACTAAGTCTGTAAATGTAGCAACTAATTTGCGGTTTTTGTCGCGGATAGGTTTGCCACGGAACCAGCTATGAATCGTCATACGAGTAACTTCTAGCGCAACGGCTACATACTTTGCCGGCAGGTTTGCTCTTATACAAGCCTTCGCTAGCTGAACCCCAGTGGTATCAAAGGGTCGCAGTGTTCCCAACTCATTAATAAATTCTTTGCTATACGTCCGTGGCATTCTGTTTCCTTACTTCTTAGACCATTTTTTAACTATATCCGACACGTCGGATGCCTTCTCACCGGCGGATGCTTTTGACTCCCGCTTGACTGGCTCTGCAACTTCCTCTGGCTGGGCAACTTCTGCATCACCAGTAGAGTCGGTTTGGAATACATTCAGCTTGATAGCTGCTTCTGCCGCTGGGCTTTTGGCTTGACGGGCAATGATTTCCAAATCACCATCTGGTACTGCACCAACCGGAGCAAACAATACTTTTGGTGTAGGAGATTTTGTATCAAAAGCCATCTTAGTTACAACCCGGCCGGCTGACACATTGTGTGACGCTAAGTGCTGGATGTAAGGACGGAAAGGCCAACGACCATTATCTTCTTTACCAAACGCTGAGGTAGCTGGTAGGACTAACTGCATAACATCACCTGCTGGATCGTTCGGTAAAACGACTGCGGTGCGCCACGACAGTTTGCATTTTGTGCCTAAACCATTATCGCCTGAACCTTTAGCGCTATTGGGACAAGATAAACAACTAGATGATGCTGGAGTTTTTACGTCCGCATCAGGCTTTTCAGAATCAGATGACCAGCAAGCTGGGCTTACCTTCTCACCTTCTTTGTAGCCTTTGTCATAAAACATACGTGAGGCTTTGTGTGCCATTTTTACTATGATGACATTCATGTAACGGTCTTCGATTGCACCGATTTCTTTGCCACCTGCATACTTGCGGAATACTCCGCCTTTGATTGAAATACGTTTATTGCTTTGGCGATTACCACCAGCAACGGCAAGTGTATCTTCATCCAATCCACCTACATTTGCCAGCGCGCCAAGTTCACTAAGATTAACTAACTGTGTACTCATGTTTACTACTCCTTTGACTTAATTAACTTTAGAGGTTGGTTTACGGACAACGATTGTAAACTCCCTCATAACATTCACACCGGGCGGCAAACCTTCGTCTGCATGCTCAGCCATGAATTCTTTGAAATTGCCCTGATGAATACGAGCCTCATACAACTCTACGGCATCATGCTCACGGACAAAGTCATCAAACGCTCCTCTGTCTGACAACGTAAATCTTTCCTTCAACGACTTAATGATCGTGCCTTCTTCGGTCTTAATGCTTGTTGCATTGGTGTCGTTACAGATACCTAGCATTTGTTGTTCCAAGAGGGCTTGTTCATTGTGTAATTCTTTATCTTTTTCTTTCCAATCGGACTCCATTTTTTCACGTTCGGATCTAATTGTCAAGTAAATTTTTACTAATTCATCTAAGGTTGTATCACTCATCTTCTATACCTAACTCCTCTTTGTACAGGTCAACTAGCTTCTCGTGGTTATCAACTTTGTTCTGCAACATGGAATACATTTTTCGTTCTATTTCAGAGCCTTGCAAATGTACAACAGTCATTTTGTTAACCTGACCTACGCGGTCAATACGAGCTACGCACTGCAGATATGTTTCCACACTCATGACCGGCGACCAAAAAACAACAGTATTAGCGGCGGTTAGAGTCACACCATGCGATGCAGCTTGTGGTTGAATAATTAGAACTCGTGGAAATTCTGACATTTGAAACCTACTAATAATTTCAGACCGCTCTCTAGCTGACACGTCTCCACTAATAATTTCATTAGAGATATTGTTAGCTTTTAAATGGTTTGAAACCAACTGTATAGTGTGACGATACGGAACAAAAATAATAACCTTGTGTAGCGTCTCATCTATCACTTCCATTAATGCATTAAGGCGGGGACTAATATCAAACTCTATGACTTCATGGGTATCGGTATAAACCGCACCACCCGAAATCTGTAACAACTTAGTTAACTTAGACGCCGCATTAACTGCACTAATCTTTTCACCTGCCGCTTCAATAAGCATTTGATTCTTAATGGCTTGGTAGTATTTGTTGACCTGTGGTGTAAGTGGGACTACACGGGTCTGATATGTTACATCAGGTAAATCTAAACATTGTGCTTTCTCAAACCTAATAGCTGGTTGTAACGCTCTATGCACATCATTTCTTGCCGTTGGCTTAGGCATATACTTAAACCTAGATACTTGATACATGACTTTATCTCGCCATGCTGTATAGAACTTAGGAACATTTCCTGGGCTGACCAAACGCGCCAAGCCATACGCATCTAGTGGTGACTGAGAAGCTGGTGTACCAGTAAGCATCCAAAGCCTTGTTGAGGGTGTAATTAATTTTGCTAGCGTCTTCCAACGCTTAGTCGTAACTGTTTTATAAGCGTTAGCTTCATCAATTACTATCAGGTCAAACCCTGCATTTTTAATATCTTCTTGCACGATGCCTACACCATCATAATTAATGATGACAAACTCATAAACACCGTTAATAATTTTCTTGCGTTTCTCTGCATCGCCATACGCTACCGCCACACTTCTGTGCATGGATGTTTTAAAGATATCAGCTTGCCAAGCTGAATACATAATGGATAGCGGACAGATAACTAAAACTCTTTTAACTAAACCCTGTTGCATTAGGTAGTCAGCCGCCCAGACAACTGAAGAAGTTTTACCTGTACCCGCTTCGTTAAAACAGAACGCGCGTTGATGTAATGATAGAAACGCTGCTGTAACTTCTTGGTGTTTGAAAGGTGTATGTATTCCGGGCCACTCGTAATCTTTTTGTATCGGTGAAGGAACTTTATCGCCATAGACTTTGACCATATGTTGCATTTCTTCAATGCCCCAATAAACCAATAGTTCAGCGTCATCCCCGTTATTCTCCAAGACTTCACTTCTTTCAAGGTAGTCAGTAACGAGGGGTACTCTGTCAGATTTTATTTTAAATTTAATTGCTTGCTGATCTACAATTTCCACAACTATCCTTTAACTATATATAACGTCGACCCCTTACGGGGGTTAGTCGGTTGAGCCTGACGCGCCAAGGAGAAGTACAAAGACTTCAAAAACACCGCCCAACTGACATGGTTGTTTTACCTATGAAGAAAAAAACCAATAAAAATCTTCAATGTCTACTCATGCCTAACGACACAACTTTTACTTCTTAAGCTTTACTACCTTACTTAATTTCTTTTCGCCTTTTTCGCCTTTAGATTTCTCAGAAACCAAGTTACCTTTTGAATCCCTTTTGAAAGAACGATTACCATGCGCAGTTTCAATAAATACACCAGCTCTATTTGAGCCACCTTTATCCAAAGCCTTAACGTGCGCAACATCTTTGCCTTCACGAATATCTGCTTTACCGTTTTTATTCTTGTCTGCAAACTTTTTATCAATAGCGCGGCGAGCGCGTTGGCGTTCTGCACGGCGAGGTTCTTCACCTCGAGCTTTCTCTTGTTGATATTCTTTTTTATATGGTCTAGGTTTATTAACATATGGCATATTATTTTACTTTCTTTCTAGCCCGTTTAATAACAGGCGCGCTAGCTTCCTCGGGTCTAGGCTTGTACGCATCAATTGCTTTGGTAAGCATAGCAACAAGCCCCCACTGCACAAGGACTTCGAGTCCTTCTTTATCAAACTTAACTTCAGCGTCGGCAGAACCATCTTTGTTTTCCTTAACAATTTGTACTCGGATATCCATTATGCTTCCACCACATTGGCAACTTGCAATACTACTTGTTGAACATACTTAATGTCATTTGGGGTTAACTGCCCAAGCAACTGAACTATCTTCATAACTGCGACATCATTATCAAGAGGGGTAGGTTTTACTAGTGGTTCAATCATTATCTTTCCTTATGAAACTCACAACTCTTAACTGGACACCAGCCACACAAAGGAGTAGGGTTTGGATTCCATATATTATTTTCGTATGATATGTTTAATCTTTCAAGGTCTGTACTAAAGTAACTCCATAGCTTTGGAATCTGATGCCTAGAATATTCCTCATCCATAAAGCTTTCGTGCATTACAAATAACAATCCAGCTTTAATTCTTTGCACTTCGGGGAAGTGGGCAAAAGTCATCAATGCCATCAACTTTAACTGCTTGGGGTCAGGATAACGATTAGAACCAGTCTTGTAGTCAATAATATACGCTTGCTCTCCGTCTACAATTAACAAGTCTACGATACCCCGAACCCATCTATCTTTGTCAGTGAACCCGCATGGCGACTTATCTGCTTTCAAAGCCATTTCATGCTCAGGATATTTAGTTCCTTTAATAGCAATTAATTCATCCAATACGGGTTTAAATCTTTGGTAGTTCTTCTCTAAGGGTTTACCCTCACGAACATAGTCTTCGCATGCCTTATGGACAACAGTCCCGTATAGCATCTGCTCAGTTTGTTTCTTTTCAAACCGCTTTAATACCTTAAGTTCCTGATATTGCCGAGGACAATTAACATATTCTTTTAGAGAGGAGAACGACCAAGTAAAGTTCATGTTGACATATTACATTGTTTTAAATAATTTTCAAGCCATTCGTAATATTTTTTCATTTCTTCTTTTAGCAATTTCTCAATCATAGAATATCTTCCTTATCAATACCTCTTTTAAACAATTCTTTACGAATCTTCTTGAACGCGTTTTTCTCAATATTATTAACTGTCTGTCGGCTCACCCCCAATACAATAGCTACTTCTTCCTGAGTCATTTTAACTACTGGCTCTTCTAAATCTAAAAAGCCATAAAAAGGAATTGGCTCTTTCATTTAATCTTTTTCTTGGCTAATCCGCCAGCCTTACGCAGGTCGCTTGAATGTAACTTCTTGATATCTTTGTCTTTTATTTGACCAGCTTTTTTAGCAATCTTCGCGGCTTCTTTACGCTTAACAAACTTATCCTCATTAGTAACAAAGCCCCGCTTTGCGTTCTTGTCTTTGATATGTTCTTTGGCTTCTAGCTGGTCATGCGCCCACTTCTTTGAAGGAGCTTCTATGATAACACCAGTCTTTTTATCTTTAACCGCAGGGGCTATAATTTTCTTAGGCACTTGATTTTCCTCAATAAATTTGTCTTCTTCTCTTAGGGCAACTGCAATAGCCCATTGTAATGTTTCCCAACTATCTCTTTGCATAACGACAGTCACATATTCTTGACCGCGTCTTATATTATCAAACATTTCTGACAAAGTTTTCGCTTGCCATTTCTGTTGTTTTTTACTAGCATTTTTAGGCTTTTTATGCTTACCCATTAGCTCTCCATTCTTCCATATCTCCGTAATTAAGTCCATAGTGAGCTTCACAAGCTACGGGTAAATCCTTAGCCCAGTCTGGTGGGGTAGACATGACCTCGACAATCCATGCACAAGCCTCATCTACCTCATCTTCGGGAACTACGCACACCGCAGCGTCGTGGACAGTTAGCACTGGTCTATAACGCTCTGTAAGTTTAATCATCTGCTGACCCACAATAATCCTAGCCAACGCTTGAACTACGTTTTCCACAACTGACCCGCCCCATAATGACACGGGGCCTTTTCGTGATTTGTATTGGTATCCGCCTTTAGATTCATCAGTGATCTGTAACTCAGGATAACGTATGTATAACCCGTTAGGTAGCTCAATACCTTCTTGCACAATCCTTACGCATCTGTGCTTACCATAGTAAAAAGGTTTTTGTTCGGGTTGCCAATCGGCTAATTGTTTTAACGCTTTATCTCCTTCGCGCCACAGCTTAACAATCATGTCGTTGGTATCTCTGTATAGTTTAACTATTTGCTCACACTTTTCTATTTCCAAATCAGCCCCAGGCGGACTAGTCTTTAGCGTGTGTTGTAACTTTAATCCGCCAGTACCATATCCAAGACCGAGAATGCAGGTTTTACCCACGAACCTTTCAATAGGGTTTTCTTTAGTGATAGGTCTCTCATATATTTTCGACGCAAATGTGGAGTAAACATCATTTCCCAGTTTGAAGTCTTGAACCAAGTCGGTCTGACCCGAAAGCCAAGCAAGAACTCTTGCCTCAATCTGAGACGAGTCGCAGTTGATAATCGCGTAGCCCTCGGGGGCAACCAACGCTTTCTTAAGAGCCTTTTTCTTTGCATCACGGGACGGCAAATTTTGGAAGTTAACCTTGTCCGACCCCGCCCAACGACCCGTGTGCGCCCCGTAATATTTGAGCGGTATTGGTAATCTTCCTTTGTTTCTACTTCCAACATCAATGAATCGTTCAATCCTACTCTCCTCAATAGTAGACTTAGTTCCCAAACGCACCGCAGCGAGTTGTTGAATTATTGGATCTTCGTGTTCAAGTAAAGACATAAAACCCGTATCATTTTTTGCCAGCGCAAAGGTCAGTTTGCCAGTGGTCTTGCTTTCTTTCATTGGGACTTCAACACCAAAGCTCTCCAACACCGCAGCAAATTGTTTATTGCTTGCTAATTTCTTACGAACTTCTTCTTCGCTTTCACATTGCAAGGTAACTTTAAGTGTCCCTAATAACTGTAATTTCTCATGCTTTAATTCTTCCAGCCTTTCATTGAGCAACGCATCATCAACCTCTAAGATCGGGTTAATAAACATGCGTAAGGTCATGTCAATTAAAGAAAGCTCATCCGGTGGAAACGCGCTCGACAATACTTGGAAAAGCTTAAAAGTTAGCTCTACATCGTTCTTACAGTATTCGCCGTATTGGGCAAGCTCGCTATTTGTGAAACCAGTTATATTCTTGCCCTTTGCGTCAAGGACTTCAGTTCCCTTTTTACCCAAGTTATAACGCTCGGCGAGGTAAGCCAATGACCCACCTACATCGACACCATTGGTAGCCCGACCCATGCAAAGGGTATCTAGGTATAACGCTGGCTTTATGCCAAAGCGCCAAGCAAGGATTGCACCATCGAACATCGTGTTGTGGCAAAGTAATGCGCTATCTTTCCACGGGAGCGTGGATAGGTATTTTTGAACCTCGAGGTGTGAGCCAGAAAACCATTCAGCCACACCATCGCCAACCTTAACACCAACACCGATTACTTCAAATCGTTTGTCCCTGATGTATTCCTCAGTCGTTAGCTTAGATAGTGAATAGTCTTGAGCGTAATAAGTTTCAAAGTCCAGCGTAATTATGTTCATTAAATAAGAGGGTGTATAGTTACAAAAATAGGGAGTCAAGTATAAACCTAACTCCCTAAGGGTTAATGATTACGGACAAAGTTCACCACATTCGCCAACGCCAAGACAGACCATAATGCCCACCAGTACCACTCGGCATCGCCATGAAATAAAAAGAAAGCGGTTAGTAATCCAATCATTTCTCTTGTGCCTTTCTTAGTATTGCTCTAGCAAAAGGTATTGGGTTAACACCTAACCCATCCTTAAACTCAGGGTGTCCATACCAAACAACTCTTATTTCCTCATCTGTTAGTGTCTTTAGTTCTTTACCCACTTCAACACCACCAGCGTGTGCTAGTGCTTCGTACTTGCTTCGGTCTTCTACCATAAGCTCGTTGTGTTCCTGTTCGACAATTAAACAG